TTCTGTTTAGAATATTATTGTAATTATAAACGTGTTATTTTCAGTCAGTTACAGGTGTTCAAAATGTGGAGTCCACCAAATTGCCCACTTTTACTGCTGTTTGTTCACAAGTCCACGCAAAAATTCGATTTCCTGCTCTTGTCTTGCTATCAGCTTGTCTTTTTCCGCAAGCAACTGCGCCTGCGCCTCAATCTTTTGCTCTAATGCCGCTATTTTGCCCTCTGTTGCGTTTATCGTCTGCGTGCCTTGATAGTTATCGCCGCTGATGACGTTTTGCGACACAGGGCTTGAATTTGCGTCGAGCATCTGGTTGAAGGCAGCGAACTGCGCCTTGCCGATGGCCTTTTCTTCGGCGAACATCTCGCCGATGCCGTTGCGCAGCCACTCGAAGTTTACGTTGAAGGCGTGGGCAATCTTTGCAAAGTAATTATCCGTAAACTTAACTTCGCCCGACAGACGCTTGTTAAGGTTTGAAGGCTCAACACCGCATCTTCTTGCAAATGCGGCTTGCGAAATTCCGATGTGCGCGATAAGGGCATCAACCCTTTCGATTGCGCTTGTATTGTTCTTTGGCTGCATAATTGTTAATTTTAGGGCGTTTATTGTTAAGATGATAATACACGAAGTTAAACGATGTTAAGGTGATAATAATTTTATCAGAAAAACATTGTTATTTTGATAATTGTTACTACCTTTGCAATCGTTGACAGAGCGCAGCGAAACGAACCCAATCAGCTCGCAAAACGCTCAATATATGTTTAATATGCAAATATAGCAATTATACTCGAAATGACAAAGAGAAAAAGAATAAAACTTCGACAGGGATGCCAAATTCTGTTGGCAAAGGACTGCGGAGTAGGGGTGGCAACCGTCAGACGTGCCCTGCAATGGGAACGCGACTCGGACATTCAGAACCTCATACGCAAACGAGCACATGAACTCGGATACGTGAAACGCTGGTAACGGACGGTACTGCCGTCACAACATAAACCAAACTTAAAGCAAGAAAGATTATGAAACAGGCGACAGTAACACAGATTGAGAAGATATGGCTCTCGAACAAGGAGGCGCAAGCGTACCTCGGCGTGGGCATGGACTTTCTCAAGAACCTCCGTTCAAGCGGACGTATCTCGTTCTTCAAGGTCGGCACAACGGTGTTCTACCGCAAGCGCGACATTGATAAGCTCATTGAGAAAAACAGAGTATGTTAGAGTTAATAGTACATTCATAATGTTTTTAAAGACTTTTGTTTAGGCGATATTTTAATCGCTTCGTCGCGAGACGGTTTTCTACACTTAGAAGTTTTTTACACATAGGTTATAATTTAAATTAACAAACATGTTTCAAGCGTGAAACAAAACCTGCGGGCGTCGCGAGGTGGTCGCAGGCTTTAAAAACAACGCGGAGTGGTGCAAAGGTAAGCACATGTGGGTCAGATTTTTTCACAGGGTTAATCAATGGAATCGCTCATAATTAGTTAGTCATAAGTTAAATAGGCAGTTAGCCCCACAGGATGCGGTGTCGTAACCGCCTCCGCGACAGAATACTTAAATTTGTTGTTGTTGTTTTAGCGAAAACACATTTTGTAACAATTTAAATTATTGATGGTAAAACATTGTTGTCAGCTCGCAAATCTGCGAAGACAAGCGGGTTTTTAACAAGGTTAGAAGGTGCGATGGGCACCAGGGATTGTATGGAGAGGCGTTCTGATTTTTTGAGTCGCCAGCTTTTTTCTTACGCCTGAGCCTCGGATGGTTCCTGCGGTTCGACTCCGCTTCCGACCACAAAGTAAAAACGCTCTTTGAATTATTGACACACAGAAGAAAGGCATATAGGACGGCGCGAGACTGACAATCCAAGACCGCCGCCCGAGGATGCCGAGTAACGAAAGACCTATTAAAGCATCTCCTGATGTAGCGAAAGCCGTGAAAGCGGATAGAATGAACCATGTCGAACTCAGAATTGTCGGCACAGGCAAAGCAAAAGGGAATGCAGTAGGCTGCACGCTCGTCGTGCAAGACGACGCACCGCAAAAAGTCTATAAAGGTGCGGAAAACAATAGACAGAGACTTTATTTAGTGTTTGTCATATTATATAATCAAAGAGGAGAGTGCGCGATTGGTAAGGCGAAGTCCTCGGAACTTTATACGAATTCCGGGACTATGATACTGGTTCGATTCCAGTCTCTCCTCCTGCTTTCTAATTCTTTTTAATGGGTTAATAGGTAACTGATAATTTAATCGTATTAAGATGGGTTGTGTGTGCCGTTCGCGAGAATAGCACACATTATTTTTTAACTAAAAAGAAACTAACGTGAAGCAAACGAACATCTACAGCCACAAGGGATGGCTAAAAGACATAACAATTCGGGAATACCCGTATTCTTCTGCCGGGGAGATAGCCGCAAGACACGGCGTTTGCAGCGGCAGCGTCTGGTATTGGGTTAAAAAACTGGGCCTCCAGCAGACGGACGAGACGAAAGCCCGAATACTCAAAAAGACACGGGGGTGTATCGCAAACACAATCAAGACAAATCCCGAGGCCAAACGAAAAAGCATGGAAACGAAAAAGCGCACATGGATGATGGAGCGATTTCGCGTAATGTCGGGTCTGCCTCAGAGAACAAAGATGCGCATTGCGACGCGACCCACCAAGGTGTACAAGGCAATATGGTACCTGGAGAATATGCGCAACTACTTTCGCGACATCGAGGTGGGCGGCAAGTTTACGCTCTACTACGACGACGAGACGAAACGCTCCGACAAGGAGTGCTACTACGCACAACAACTTGGACTCACATTCAAAAAAGCATAGTTTTTTGTACATTATTATATTTTTTACTTAAAAATGAGTTGCTAAAGGACAACTCTCGGGTGTGAATCCCGATTTTTGATTTTACTTGGTTGTCGCGGCGACTTCGGTCGTCCAATGAAGTTGTGGTATAGGCGCCTGGTAAGCTATACAAGCTCGCAAGCAAGGAGCGACGGGTCCTTTTTTCTTTCTATGTTTGAGATACTTTTCAGCCCTTCGTGTACCAAGCCTCTGGGGAGTAATAAACACCAAGCAGGTTCAAATCCTGCAACTTCGCAAATCAAAAAACAATGTTGATTATGAAAATACTGATTTTTGCATTTTTGACAGTGTTTGCGCTGTTCGGCTTGGCTGCAATAGTGCAGTCGGTGATTGACGTATTCAATAAAACAAAGGATTAAAGTCATGGGAAGACCGAGAGGGTGCCATGATTGCATGTGGGGATGTTGGCCCGAGATGTGCAAAGACCCGAAGCGAGACCCGAAGTCAAATTATTGTTGCTGTCAGTGGGAATGGCGATACGAATAAAAAACATATGGTATGAATATAAGCGAAGTATATGAGCGCATCCGAGAACGAGAGTCGGGCGCAAGTGCAGAGTCTCGTACACGAGCAGAGCTGCACATACAGAAGATAAAGGAACTCCGAGAGAAGCACAAGGCGTTTATCAAGATGCCGCACACGAAAGCGTGCGATATGATAAAATACTGCCTTGCCATTGACAGAAACCTCGGCATCAACCGAATACATAAAAATGCGTTCGGGTTTATCTTCTTCAAATATCAGTAACTAATTTTCTAAAAACATAAGGCAATGAGAACAAGAACAGCAGTGTGGTACGAAACCACAGTACGCTACGAACGTCAGAATGACGACAACACAAGCAGCATCACTACGGAAGCATACGCCGTGGACGCATTGAGCTTCGCGGAAGCGGAACAGAGAATTACAGAGGAAATGGAATCGTATTGCTCTGGCGAGTTCGACGTGAAGAAAATCGCAATCGCTCCGTACACCGAGGTGTTCTTCTCCGAAGACGAAGGTGACGACAAATTCTTCCGTGCAACCGTCGCAATGATTACGCTTGACGAGCGTACCGGCAAGGAAAAGAAGACCAACGTAAACTTCCTCGTTCAGGCGAAAAACATCGAAACGGCACGCAGATATGTCGTAGACGCGTTTCTCAATACGCAGATTGACTACGAAATCAATCGCCTCGTAGAAACAAAGATACTCGATGTGTTCGAGAAGTAACAATAATCATAAAAACAGCATAGCAAATGGAAAATAACGAATACGAAGTGCTGCAAGTGCAGCATAATCAGAACATCGTTCAGTTGGACGCAGTAGAGCGTGCCAACGTGGACTCGCAGGTGGCAACCGCAAAGCAATATCCGAGAAACGTTACACGAAGCATCAACAACTCAATCGCTATGGCGACTATGGATGTAAATACAGCGCAGAGCTGCGGTTACGCCCTTCCTCGCGGCGGCAAGCCTATCACCGGCCCGAGCGTGCATCTGGCTAAGTTAATCGTATCCAACTGGGGAAATATCCGTGCCGAAGCAAAGGTTGTTCAGATTACCGACAAGCAGGTTATCAGTCGTGGTACATGTTGGGACTTGGAAAACAATGTGGCGACCGCTTTCGAGGTTCGTCGTTCAATCGTAGGCAGCAGTGGCAAGATATATTCGGATGATATGATTACCGTTACAGGTAACGCAGCAAACGCTATCGCATACCGCAATGCTGTATTCTCTGTTATCCCAAAGGCTGTTACCGATAAGGTATATCAGGCAGCACAACACTGCATCACCGGCGACCTCTCTGACAACGATAAGCTGATTGCTACACGCAAGAAGTGCATCGACTACTTCAAGGACGAGTACGGCATCACAGAAGAGGAGGTTATAATGATTTGCGGAAAGCAGACCGTCAACCAAATCAAGGCTGAACAGATTGCTCTGTTGCGCGGCGTAATACAGTCGCTTGTAGACGGCGATACCACCGTCGAGGAGCTTATGAAGCCGTACCGCAAGGAAGAGAACAAGAAGAACGTCGCTGCCAAAGCAGCCGAAACCGCAGTTGCCAATGCTGCGAAAAAGGAGGCTAAGGCGTGATTGTCGACGACGTAGAGCAGAGGAGTGTTGCATGGCAACGCTCCCGCTTCGGAAATTTTACAGGTTCTGAAGTTCACAATCTTATGAAGTCGGGTCGCAAGAAGTATGAAGCGTGGTCCGAAACGGCAAAGAGTTATATGTACAAGGTAGCCGCCGAGCGCCTGTTCAACCCCGACTTCCTCAACGATGACGATGTGTTTGATGATTACCTTCATCAGACGAACTTCACCTCCAAGGCTATGCAGTTCGGCATTGAGCAGGAGCAGTACGCCCGAGAGACCTACATCAAGCTCAACAACGATGTCGAGGTGTTCGAGGTTGCATCCTGCAAGCACGATACCATACCACACTTCGCAGCCTCGCCCGACGGCATCGTAAGAGGCGCAGACTTGAAGTGTCTGGAAATCAAGTGCCCTAACATCGCAACTCACATGATGTATGTGGATAAGATACACGACGGCGCATCACTGAAAGAAGTCAAGCCCGAATACTATTGGCAGACGATGGCAGAGATGGCTTGCACCGGCGCAACGGAAACGGACTTTGTATCCTATTCGCCGTGGCTCCTGAACCCTATACATATCGTAACCATTCCGCGCAACGACGAGGACGTCGCGCTGCTTGAAGAGCGCGTGAAGCTCGCAAACGCTTTCGTGGAAGAAATCATTAACAAGTCTAAATCCTAAAAATTATCATGGACGTAGTAGGAAAAATCATAGCAGCTCTGCCACCCAAAAGTGGCACGTCGCAGTCAACCGGCAAGCCGTGGCAGGTCAACACCTATGTATTGCAGACCACCGAGCAGACACCGAAGAATATCGCCTTTGACGTGTTCGGCGCGGAGCGTGTCGAACAGTACAATCTCAAAGTGGGCGATATGGTCACAGTGTCAATCGACATCGACGCTCACGAATACAACGGACGTTGGTACAACCAAATCAGAGCCTGGAACGTTGTGAACCATGCTTCGGCTGGGCAGTCGGCTGCACAGCAGGCGCCACCTCCGACACCGCAGCCTGGTGCCCTGTTTCCGCAGCAGCCTGCATCAGGAGCACAGCCCGCATCGTCAGCAGGAACTGACCAACTGCCCTTTTAACGTTCGCAAGTACGTTCTGTGGGCACAAGACAACCTAAATGCTATCATAGTAGGGTAGGGTCGCTTCCCTGCCCTACAAACTAAATAAAAAGTCATTGTTATGAAAAACAGAATTTCCCTCGATTTGTCAAACATGGAAGCCTTCAAGGAGCTGACCGATATGCAACTCGGCGAGCTTATGAGGGCCGTATTCGCTTACGCTTCCGACGGCACGATGCTGCCCGAGGATGCCGACCAAGCTGTTCGCGTTGCGTTCGCCTTTCTGAAGGCGGACGTGGACGCGGAACGCGACTCGTACAAAAGACGCTGCGAGCGCAACAAAGAGAACGCACGCAAGCGTTGGGCGAAGCGTAACAAACGCAAGACAAACACGCCTCAAACTCCTGCATCCGCACCACAGGAAAAGGCAGCAACGGTAGACTACGAAAAGCTCGTCGCCTACTGGAACCGACGTGTGGACGAAACGAAGTCCTCAATGGCAAAGGTGCTCAATATTACACCATACCGCAAGAAGTTGATCGAGGAACGACTTGCGGAATATAACAACGACAACAAGGCATTACAGAAGGTACTTGACAAGGCTCTCGCAGACCCTTACCTCAATGGCAAAAACCCGTCAAAATGGGTTGCTGACTTCAACTGGCTACTGAAACCCGAAAACTTCTCACGACTTGTAGAGAGTGGTGCTACTACTCCAAATGAGCCGAAACCGCAAGCCATTAAGACCAGGATTACCGAAACCGATTTGGCAAGCGAACACATGGAAGCGCAACGACACAGAGAGGAAATAGAGTTCACACGCGCTGAACAGCAACGTAACAACCTCCTCGCAGCCACCAAGGCTGCTGACAGAAACCCCAACTGCCTGCAAGCGAAGATGGCATACAACGCCTACAAGGACGGCACGCTTGCAAAGCTCGGAATTGAATGGACTCCTAAAACATCAACAAATGGCACTGAAAGACGAGATACAGAAATGGCTAAGAGAGCATCCTGACGCAACAGTTGAAGAAGCGATATGGGCAGGAGCATACATCGAGATAGATTTATGGTGCAAAAAAACAAAATGACAATGACAACAACCGGAATAATACTACTCGTAGCCTACGTCGCCTTTGTGGTAGGCTCAATCGGCTACACAATCGGCTTCCTTCACGGAAACTCCGCAAAACATAGCGAATATAATGAACTTTAGCCTATGGAAACAATGGATAAAGAAGCCTACGAAATCAAGAAAGATGGCATGACGCGAGCAGAACGTAGGGCACACAAGCGTATGCTGGCAAAACAAAAGAAAGGACAATAATATGGCAAACGAAAACAAAATTATCGCCTACAAAGGCTTTGATAAAGATTTTAAGTGCCGAGATTTTCAGTACGAGGTCGGCAAAACATACGAAATGGACGGCAATATTAAATGTTACAACCGTGGCTTTCACGCTTGCGAGTCGCCAATGGAAGTGTTCGACTATTATGATATGCTAACTTCTCGTTTTGCTGAAGTTGAACAATCCGGCGAAATCGACAAAGAGAATAATTCAACAAAGATATGTTCTTCGCGCATTAAAATCAAAGCAGAATTAAAACTTGCCGACATTATCAATTTGGGAGTCGAATGGCTAAAAGAAATCACTATGCCATCCAAGATTAAAGCAAACAACAGTAGCAATGACGGCAACTACGCTCAGATTGGTTCATCAGGCTACTACGCTCAGATTGGTTCATCAGGCTACTACGCTAAGATTGGTTCATCGGGAGACTCCGCTCAGATTGGTTCATCGGGCAACTACGCTAAGATTGATAGTAGTGGTCGAAATTCTGTCGTCATGTGCGCAGGTTTTGACTCAAAAGCAAAAGCTGCTATTGGAAGTTGGATAACTCTTGCCGAATGGAAAAGGATAGGAGATGTATGGAAGCCGATTTGCGTAAAAACAGAACAGGTAGATGGAAGCCGTATCAAGGCAGACACCTATTACAAATTGATTAATGGCAAATTTGAGGAGGTTGAATGATGGCAAACGAAAACAACAAACCTTATTTTCTTTTGGTGTTCGAGAAGGGCAACACCATACCGACTATTATAGCAGCGGAAACAATATCCGAGATATACCCAAACGCTTACGACAAAACAATGGATATTATAAGCGTAAATGGCGATAATGTGAGCTTCGAGAATGTGGAGTCTTTCAAAATGGTTCCTGCCGAGGAAATTAACTTTAACATGTAACAACAACAGATATGAAGAAAACAATCAAGACATTTGTTGACAGGCTGCGCAATGCGTGGTCTATCATAAAAGGAGATGATTATATCTTTGTTTCTTATGAAAAGGGCGTAAGCGAACAGTATATGCTCTACACTACAAGCTTTATTTCGGGCGTTCGTTGGTTTAGCAAGAGCAACAGCGTAAGTATATATCCTCGTATTGATATGCTTTGGGACTTGCTTAGTAGCAACAACAGCATAATGATGCTCACGAAGGATGCTGACGGCGGGCTGACTTACTGCTACGACTGCAAGTCGGAAGAAGATTTCAACGACTTAATCAACATGGAGGTGAAGTAATATGGAAAGTGAGCTTTATTTTATCCACATGAATGGCAATAGCTACTTCAAAGTTGAAGATGGCGTTGTCTATTCGCAAGGCAAGAAGACCGACGTATCGCCCGACAAACTCTCCGACTTCCTTGCAATAGCTAAGGAGTTGGGATTTAAAACAGGCAAGTTATGAAAGCTGTACTGACATTAGACAACGGAGAGAAATTTATCGCAGATATTTATCCTCTCCAAGGCAAGAAACAACACAAGCCACGTTTCCACGACGAGTACGAGCGGTGGTTTGTCGAGGAGTTTAACAAGGCGCAGCCACGAGCTGCCCACAAGGTGGTGAAGGCGCACATACTAAGAAACTAATAATACAATAATATGACAGAAGAAATATTTTACTGCGAATGCCCGAGATGTAGCGTTCATAACAAAAAGACGCAGGATCTTGCATACAATTTGGAAGCTTTTAGAAATGCGGAGTTTGTGTTTAGCGAGGAGTTTACTCCAGTTGTGCTTTTGGGGGTGCTTAAAAGCGTAGTCGCAGAACTCAACAGCGAGTACAGAGGTAGGGAAATAAAGGTCGAGATGATGCGTTTCATAGACACTATCTCATACACTTTCAAAGACGACCCCAATAGCGACGCTTGTCTGGGCAGTTTAAGACTTACACCGATAAAGACAATGTTCGATAGTGTTAAAAACCTCGATATATAAACCGAATTATGATAGGAATAGTATTAACAATCATCAATGTCATCGGTCTTGGAGGTACCTGGTACTTTCTCGGCAGAGCTTCAATATACAAAATGATAATAGAGGACTACAAGGAATTGTTGGATATTGCAAGCAAAATGAAAATAACAATAGAAGCCTATGAAGCTAAGTATAACACAAAAGAAACGGAGAAAGAAAATGGAGAACAAGATTAACATTGCGGAAATACTCCGCGATATGCCAGAAGGAACAAAGTTGTATTCGCTAATGTTCGGCAAATGCAAGCTTGAAGAAGTTATTAACCACAAAGAGTATCCAATCTCTGTTTATATTAGAGGTGAACAGGCGTTTAGAACTTTCACAAAAGATGGTTGTTATCTTTCTAACATAGAGGATAGTGAATGCGTCCTCTTTCCTTCTTCAAAGATGCGTTGCTGGAGCAAGTTCTTCAAGCGTGGCGACGTGGTGTACAACCCTAACAGCAAAATGCTGGCTATCTTCGGCGGCTGGGCAAGCGATTATTACACCGAGTTCAATACCACAATCAACTACTACAAAGACCACACCTTTGGCGAAGAGGAAGTGTGCGACACAGGATGTTTTGTGAAGGCAAATGACGAACAAAAAACATTGTTTATTGCAGCAGCAGAGAAGCATTACGGCGGCAAGTACAACCCCGAAACGCTGCAAGTAGAGCCTGTTAAGGTTGCTGAACCTAAGTGTTCGTTCAAGCCGTTCGACAAGGTGTTGGTGAGATATAACGAAGATAGCGTATGGCGTTGTGAATTCTTCTCTCACTACAATACATTCAATAAACGATACCCTTACGTCTGTTTATCAAGTGTCTACAAGTATTGCATCCCTTACGAGGGCAATCAACATCTGTTAGGCACAACAAACAATCCCAAATAACGCTAACATGACAAAAGACTTCTCGCTTGCAGATGTCAATTTCCGCGAGACAGGACATGTCGCTTTCGAAGACGAGTATATCACATCGTATGTGTCAACGGACATCGTGCCAAAGATATACATGAGCGTGAATACTCCTCGTGACGCAACAGGGCTTGTTTCAGGCAAGCCTAAGCGTTACTACCGCACACGATACAGCGCATGGGTAACGGAAAAGACATTTGCTAAGCAATATCAGAAAATAAGAGAAAAATTCTAAGTATGATAAATCTTTCTTTAGATAGACACGATTTTCTATTCGCAGTTGAGGGCTTCGCAGGAGGCTCACACCTCCGTCAACACGTCTGGAAAGAGATTGTGTACAAAAGCATACCGCAGATGTCAGACGACGATATGGACTACTTCTGGTTTTATATGCGACGCGACATCTTCAAGCAATACTTCTACGAGCTGAACGGCAAGAAGAACACGCATGTCGGTTATGAGGACTTTATGCACGCACTCGCAGCTCTGCACAGAGGAAACCGCTACATGGTGACATTTTACAACGAGATAGAGCACAAGCAGCTCCAAGCTCTCTGCTACCGCTTTGATGGTGAATACTATTCGCTTTACCTCTACATTGACGGCAAGGTAGTCGGCAAGACGAAGAAAAGCAGCGGCTTGCAATCGTTCAATGCGTTTGTTCCAAACGAGTGGATAAAGGCAGTTGCGAAGCACAAGGCACCCGAAAACAGGCACGTTGAACTCGGCAGAGAAGAATGGTGGAACGACTTAAAAATTTACGATAATTTTAAAACAAAACTATTATGATTGACGAAAAGAAAATACAAGAAGCAGCAATTATGAATGCTGATTATTTCAATCCGTGTCGTAGCACATTGGATAGAGAAGAAGCGTGTCGCGCCTCGTTTGAAGATGGCGTTGAATGGTTTAAGAAAGCTCTTTGGCACGACGCAAGTGTAAAACCCGAAGGCAATGCTGTTATCCTATACCAATGGCTCGATGATAGAGGCACTATGGACGTTGGCATAGATGGAGTCTTCTCGGATGTTGAATGGGCAAAGTTTGTTGCGTATAATAGCATCACTAAGTGGTGTTACATAGAGGACTTGCTGCCGAAAGGAGGTGAGAAATGAGATTCGTAAACCAGCTTTATTATTTGCCATCAGCATGTGAGGTTATTCCAGACGCAGTAGCCTCCCCAAAGGATTATGGTCAGGCACTTCAAAACTCAAATAAAAGAAGAAAGAAATGAGCTACAAATCAAGAATGAAATGTGACGTACGTCACATTATAAGCTGCGCTCTTTGCCCTCAGGTGTTTAATTGCCCTTATGACAAAAAAGATGGAAGAGTAGTATTTACAAAAGAATGCACAAAAAAATGATTAAACCAGAAGACCTAAGAATAGGCGACCTTGTAAGAACAAACCGCGATTGCGCATTTCCGAAAGGCACAATGTGCGTTGTTACCGATATACGTCCCGAGAAAGTCTATAAAGACAAAGTAGGTGTCGTCGGTCTAATCGCTACCTACGATGACGACGACGGACCTTGGGGAGCTTGGTGTTGTAATATCGAAGGCATACCCCTCACTCCCGAACTCCTCAAAAAGAACAACTTTAAAGAAGAGCAGCACCAAAAGGAAGGCACTTCTGAATGGTACGACTTCTACCATTACGACCTCGGCATTAATATCGTGTACGAGGTTGCGAAAAAAGGAATCCCGTTTGCTGTCTACCTTGACGGCAAAAAGTTACGAGAAATTGAATACGTTCACGAACTCCAACATGTCCTTTGGGCGTTGGGGCTGAACGCAGAACTAAGAGCGTAAAAAATGAAACTTCGACAAGCAGAGAAAGTTTTCAAAAGACATTTTTAACCATCTCCGGTGGCAGCAGGCACAGTATGATGTTGAGCCGTTTTAGACTGGTTGGCATTTGCTGTAGCCGTAAAAGTACAATTACCGCATAGACAATTCAGCACAGGTTTCAAGCCTTGATTTATTAGGTAAGGCTAATCATCAAGACAAGGAATGTCCGCAAGTGACAATAAAACTACAGGTGAAAGCCCTGATAAAACTCCAGTTTGCTGTGTCTGTCTGTCTCGGAGATTTAACACGATAAAGAAATGAAAAAGATAATGTTCAACGACCGCTACGGTCTCACACAAGCTGTCCTCGAAGGTCGAAAGACGCAGACAAGGCGAATTTTGGATCCTACAATGTTTTTCATAAGGATGGAAACATTCGAAGGATGGTCGAAAGAGGGTATTGGTTCTTGGAAAGCTTCATGCATGAAAAGACTTTACGCAGCGCAAGGAAAAGAACTTCAACAGATGATAGATTACGCATTGCGACATTCTCGATACAAGTTAGGCGAAACCATAGCCATTGCACAGAGATACGAAGATTTGAGAAAGGACGATGAATTTTATCGTCTTTGTGGTAAAAACGGAATGCCTTTGGAGTGCATCAAATACGAGAAAGGATGCAGCAATAAGATGTTTGTTAAGGCAGACCTTATGCCGCACCGCATCCGTATCACCAACATCCGTATTGAGCGTTTGCAAGACATCAGCGATGAGGATGTAATACATGAGGGATTCAGTAATATCTGCTTTAATAAGAATATGGGTAACATGCTAAGTGAATGGTGCTATGATTTATGTTATTATGACGCCTTTGGCAATTCACAGTCTTTACATTCGACAATAGCGAAGGAGGCATATTCCTATCTTATAGCAAAATTATACGGATGGAGCTTGTGGGATTCCAACCCCTACGTCTTCGTCTACGACTTCGAACTTGTAAAATAGAGCAATATGGATAGAACAAAGTACATGATAATAGACTGCAAACGCCGTCCACCTAAACGTGATTGCACCGTCCTTCTCTGCAAGGATAAGTCGACCGACAAGTTTTGCTTTGTCAATACAAACTCAAAGTACGTTTACTCATGCCGTTTTGATACGATTAAAGATGCGATAAAGGATTTAGAAAGCCGACCAGAGGTTGTTTCGTATCGTATTGTCGGGAGTGAGAAGTATCCGATAAAACCAACAAAATAAACATTATGAACGAACAAATGAAACAGTACACTGGAACAAAGACAGTGAAGGCTATGCCTATGACAATGGGCGAAGCCTACGAACGCAAGCTCTTGAAGAACGGCGTAAGACCCTCTGAGTGTGAAACAGACAAGGCTGGCTACCTTGTTGAGTATGAAGACGGCTACCAGTCTTGGAGTCCGGCAGATGTGTTCGAGAAGGCTTACAAGCCGTCTGAAACGTTCGTCAACAGAATGCTTCTTGAACTCGAAGACCTTGAAAAACGCATGTATAAATGCGATAACTTTCTTTCTTCGGATGAGTTCCGTGCTTTAGACGCACTTTCTCGTGCTTTGTTGACTGTGCAAAGAGGGGCGATGGAGCAATATTACTTTGTCTTGGCAGACAGATTTATAAAGGCAAATAAGATGAAAGCTAAGCTGTCCAATTTTACATTCGGCACGGCAGTACTTTATCTTAAAGCAGGTATGGCTGTCCGCAGAGCTGGTTGGAATGGCAAAGGTTTATTTGTTGTCAAGCAAGTGCCAGCCCATATTACAGCCGACATTATTCCTAACATGCAGTCACTTCCCCAGTCTGCCAAGGACATCATTATGGCACGTGCTGAGCCACACATCGCTTACCCCAATCAGATGCTTATAGTGCACCCAGACGGACGTGCCGACTCTTGGGTTCCGTCTTCGAGTGATGTATTTGCAGAGGACTGGGAGTTGATAACTGAATAATAACTCTCTCCCCAGTGACAGTGGGGAGAGTAAAAAAAGAAGAAAAATATGTTAAAAAGGAGTGAATTTAAAAGAGGAGAATTTCTTGTAACAAGTGATGGAAGTATATTTATCCATGATGGCTATAAAAATGGTGACGGATATGGATGTTTGATTGGTCTGGATTCCAATGGCGAATTGCGAAAGCAAAGTGATTGGGGAAACTTTATGCGCTACCCAATAGACCATATAGCATCAGATAAAGAAATAGACCGCCTTATGCGAAAAATAATGGACGCAGAGCATATTACAAATTACTAATTATCATCCTCTAATTTGGACAAGCACACAGCTATGACAAATATAGAATTGGCAAAGGATAGTTACGGAGGTGATGTAATCTGCAAGTTACCCGAAGTCTACGGAATAAGAGAATATTAAAAAAACAAGCTTATGAGAGCAAGATTAGCAAAGAAAATCGTGAATGCAAGCCCTTTATATAAATGGTATTGCAATCTATTCGGTAAAAAGCCATGCAAAAATAAGTATTGGTTACAAAAATGGGAGATACGACAACGCGGTAAAGTTTTTCATCATAAAGGGAAATCTGATTATCGCCTACTTGTGGCTTCACGCAAAGCAGACGCATATAGTCGGTCAATTTTTTATAAAATAAAATCTCGCAGAAAGCTATAAAAGAACTGGAGGGTTGAGCAATGAGTATAGAAGACATTAAGAATTGTGAATGCGTGTCCTTTAGCACTTTAGAGCCAATGGATAACATAGATAGCGCAGAATGGTTCAAAGAGAATATTCTGCCAGATGATGTTGAAATCACACATGATGACAACAACTACTTCGAGGTTTGTGTGGAAGGCAAGAGCTATTCATGTAACATTTATGGTGACGGAGATTTCTATCATAATGTTGCTGATTTTAATTTATTGGAGGACAACTTATGATAAAAGAAGAATTAGACAAGCAAATAGATAGATGGCTAAAACGACGAGAAACAATCAAGCCTTTTATAGATAGAATGGTAAAGTTAAATGTAAGGCGCGAGGAATTACTTCAAGATATGAAACAACTTCAAGAAGACTATATTAAAGCCTTACCTTTTAAAGTTGGAGATAAGGTTATAGATGAAGCTGGAAACGTAGGCTGGCTTTCAAGAATAGTTCCGCATCATACACCATCAGAAAAGTATATGCGAGCAACATTAGGTTTGACATTCTTCTTCTATATGGAAGAGAAAGACGGCACTCGTGCCAAGTATGATGTTTATACTTACGGACGACCAACTAAACTATAAATAGTTATGACAATCGAAGAAACAAAAGAGCGCATCGCTGTGATGCAGGCGTATGTAGACGGAAAGCAGATACAAATGCAGCTCCCAGATGGTAAATGGGCTGAAATTCCAAACCCCGATTGGTGCACTAATGCTAATTACCGCGTCAAGCCCGAACCCAAATACCGCCCGTTCAAGAACGCAGACGAGTGCTGGCAGGAGATGTTGAAACATCAGCCATTCGGGTGGGTAAAAGAAAAAACCAAATCATCCTATGAAAATTTGGCTTGCATCACTAAAAGTAGTGAATATCCGATAAGTTTTGCGGGATATGGTTCAGAAGATATGGGCGGCATGGTAGTTCGTCCAGCTCACAGTTTTGACAGAATGTTTAAGTTTTTCACGTTTGCCGACGGCACGCCGCTCGGAGTAAAGGAGGGAGCATGAAAGAACTTGGATATGTATTGACTGTGTCTGGCTGTATATTCTTGGTTATGGCAGGTGACATTGTTATCGATTCGTACTTCGGCGAAATCGCTTGTCTTACAGCAATAGGAGTGGAACTTATAATCTGCGGACTATTGCTAAATAAGTTTGGAGATAATATAGACGACAATAGTGATGAAAAGAGAGATTAAATTCAGAGGCATACGCCGCGATAATGGCGAGTGGATATACGGCGACTTGAACCACCTCTTAGACGGCGTTTATATAAGCAACGACCACGGATGCAACATGGCGCAGGTAGACCCCGATACGGTCGGCATGAACACTGGACTGAAAGACAAGAACGGCAAGGAGATATATAACGGTGACATTCTTGCAAGCGACGGCAAGCCATTTGGTCATGTAGTGGATGGTGTGCGTGGCTACTGCTTTGATGTGGTCTACTTTTTGGACATATACGAGGGGTCGTGGCCTTTATACGGAGTTGTCGTGAACGACCATCATGGTGATGTGGAGATTGTCGGCAATATCCACGATAAAAAGAAGGGAGGCTAATATGCAGGAAACAAAGATAACATTTACGGTTCGGGTGTCTGACGATGAAAGTCGCGTCATAATTGCAAACCCGACAACGACAGACCCTATAAGTCTTAGCGTTTTCATGGGCATCATCAGAAGCCTTGCAGATTTCGTGAACGAATGGAATAAGGAACATAAATAAAAAGGAATATGCCAAAATACAAATGGATGGTAGTAGCTTTACTTTTGGTTGCGCTTACTATAATAGTATTTCTTTTAAACACCGCTTATGGTGTTATATTAGCTTTAAGCGAATTAATAGCGTTTGGATTATTATATAAAATTGATACAACAATGAAACAGGCAGATTATATCAGACTGACGGCGCAGATTGCCGTGATGAAAGAAATTGCCGTTGATTATAGCGGCAAGACGATAGACAACATCATACAGCAGCTCGAAGCTATTAAGAAGGAGGTGGAGAATGAAAATTAGAAAAATAAAGAAGCGTTACAAAACCATGTTTCGGACGCAGTATTGCTGCACTAAAGTAAAGTTTAAAAAGATAAGTACATCAATCGAAACAGAACCGCGTCAACACCCCAGAATGTGTGGCGTATTTGTTGCATACGAGGTGCGTACGTGGTATCGTAAAAGAGAACTAACAACTCGATACGTGCGCATAAGAATTGCGCAGTTAAAAGTAAAACATCACGCAAAATCAAATAACAATTAACAATGAAAATACTCAAAGAAATCAAAGTTCCTACAGGTGAAATCTACACCGCAAAAGGAGACAAAGGCGTGTTGGAGTTTCTGACAGTAGCCGACTATGGCAAAGATGCAAACATCAAAGCCGACTTCCTCGGCATAACAAGAGAGCTGAATGGTGTGCCGAACGGAACGCCGATGCCACTAACCGAAAAATGGGTAATAACAATCTCTACCCAGTACGGCTGCTCAATGAACTGCAAGTTCTGCGACGTGCCGAAAGTCGGACCGGGACGCAACGTAACTCTGAACGACCTGCGTAACGAGATAACAACGGCATTAAGTATGCACCCAGAGGTTAATCACACCAAACGCCTTAATGTACACTATGCACGTATGGGCGAGCCGACATGGAACGAGGCTGTAATCAAACACGCACGTTTCTTCTTGCGTGATGATATTATTCCTTACATCGGAAATTCGCTTGTACATCCTGTAGTAAGCACGATGCTTCCGAAGCATAATCGAGACTTAAACGACTTTATTCGTGAATGGGTTAGGGTAAAGAATCTCGACTACAGCGGAAACGCAGGCTTGCAGTTCTCTATAAACTCTACCGACGACGCGCAGCGAGAATACCTGTTCTCTGGCAATGCTCTACCATTGAAAGATATTGCAGAGCTTGCTGACACACTCGAAACTCCGCGCGGTCGCAAGTACACTCTTAACTTCGCACTTGCTGACGACTCAATCATTGACGGCAAGGTGCTTGCTTCGATGTTTGACCCACGCAAGTTTATGTGTAAGATTACACCGCTCCACCGAACAAACAGCTGCGAAGCCAACCATATTCAGACAAGTGGAGGTTACGACTCGTTTGTGCCGTACAAGAAAGTGGAAGAGGATTTGAAGGCAAACGGATTCGATGTAATCGTGTTCGTTCCGTCGTATGACGAGGACAACGGACTGATTACTTGTGGCAATGCAATCCTGTCCGGCAAGAAGCCGACATCAAGCTACAAAGAAGTGGTATTTTAATCTGATAAACAAAATGAGCAAAAAGAAAATTTACATATCATCACCGATTACAGGCTATAACCTCAACGAGCGACACAAGTTCTTCGCTCAGATCGAGAAAGAACTGACAATTCTCGGCTACAAGCCAGTCAATCCTATGAGCAAACCTTTGTCTGACTCTGCGCCGTACACGGAGCACATGAAAGAGGATTTACGCCTACTCCTCGGCTGCGACGGCATTGTCGTACCGAACCGATGGCGTTGCTCAAAAGGCTGTGAAACGGAACGCCGCGTGGCGGACGCTTGCGGAATACCCGTCGTAGGCGTGATAGGTGAAGCGCACGATTTGCAAATTTTAAACGCAATATAAGCATGAGCACAAGTCAGTTAATAAGCCGCACTCCGAGAAGGGCGTATATTATCGCGCCAAGTGTAAAGCAGAAAGAGGAAATACTAAAGAGCATTGACCGCTATTGTTCGCTGTATTACATCACAATGGGTTCTGCATACAACATTGCCCAAACAGCGATGATAGATGCTTACAACGCGATTAAAGAGGACAAGAAGCTATACCGTCAGCAGACAAAGCAAAGCATCAACAAGGCTCTTGCTGCTTACAACACATGGGATGCGAAGATGCGCTTTGTCCTCGCCGACCGCTATCAGCTTTGGCTTGACCTATCCGATGCGTCGGAAGCGGAACTGAAACCGCTCGTCACAACACTCTATTACTGCATCGACAACTACTTCTTGAAGAATAAGGTGCCGAAAAGCAAGATAATCTCCCGTATGGAGACGGCAATGGTGCTGATAGATATTGCGGTAAACCTATTTAAGAACTTGTTTGATAACATCCAAAAGAAAATCGGCAAGGACTTGCGACCGATGTTCAGTGATGGCAACGCACTGGAGTTGCAACAAAATTGGAACAATGCCATGCAATCCGTCATAAACTCGGTACCAGGAATGCCCGACATTAACATCAACGATGATGCGGACAGTGTTCAGGCAGCAAAGAATATCGTAATGAAGATCTCGAACGAGAACATCTACGACCGCGCAGGAGAGTATGCGTTGCAGGTGAACCCCGAATATAAACCAGAGGATTACGGAGAATAGGTTAATACCAACCGCGCACGGACAGCAGGAGTAAAATCTTGCTGTCCGTGCGCGGTTTTTTGTTATTTGTCTTGCAACGTAAATGCCCGACCATACAGCAGCATCGTAAGAATAATCAGCGTGTAGTCCGCAATCTTTGTTGCTTCGGAAATACACAGCGTGCCGTGCCCAAGCCTTATCAGAATAACTCCTGCAAGATACAGGAACGGTATTCGCCACACCCAACCGAATTTGAAAAGAAAACTTGCCGGCAGTAAAACGGCTGGCAGTACGACATAAGCAAGTACATATACTGACGCAACCAAAACGGCGTTCTCGTTCAGAACCAAACCTATTGACGCTGCATTATGGTGAAACCAATGCACGCCGAACCAGTGTGAAACCATAAGAAAAATCGGTATTGCCCTAATACCAATCCTATAAAACCAAAACAATTTTTCGGCAAGCGTATTTGTTTCTATTGTTTTCATACCACTAAATTTATGTTAGTTTTTTGAATATCCGTTCGCACAGCTCTCCTATGATATAGCAAGCCTGCTCACCGCTCATATCAATATCGTACGCCTCACAGATGTGCGCCGTAACGTGCAGCAGTTCGTGACCGATTGTGTTCACCATCTCGCTTTCTTCTTCTGAGTGCCCGATAGTTACCACGCTCACCTTGTCCTTAACGTTAGAGTAGGTGAGTCCTCTGCTTTCGCCACCGCTTATGAAGTGACGGTAGGCTTTGCTTGTCGCTTCGCTGCCACACCCAATAGTCATAAGCTCGTTACAGAGATGCACCGCGTCGCCGCTGTCATACCCAATGAAGCAACGCACATCCCAGTCGTACTTGTCGAGCCTTATATCACGCCTAATCATAACAAGTCCTCCCAAGGTATAGGCATACCGTTGTGGCAGCAGTCGGCATAGAAGCGGTTGAAGATGAAGCCGTCCTTCTGGTCTGTATCATCAACCATATCTTTCACATACTGCGCCATTTGTTGCTCGTCCTTTATCGACTTGCCCCAAAAGTCTGCCCTGCACATATTGGCTACATATACATGGTCGTAGCCGACGAGGTTTTCAAGCTGCAAGCCATTCGTTTGCAACATCTCCTCGACCTTTTCTTTTGACAGCATCTCCAAACGTTCCTCTTTGCCCGTAGTTAGACTAATCATTCGCATTTGCTTGACAGCCCATTCACACATCTTCTTGTTGAAGTGATAGCCGTTGTATCTTAGATATGCTATCATTCCTTCGGGCTTCAAGTCGTACATATCCAGAGGCATCTTACATCTTCCCATAATATTTAGGTTTTAAGGGACTGGCAGGGAAGCGAACCTCCCCACCAGTCGGGTTAATTACTTAGTAGCGTCTGCGACCTCGATAACCACCGCGTCGTTCTCCGTAGCGACCATCATCGTCATCATCGTACATATCGCGCTCACGGCGTTCGTTCTCGTATCGCCAATCATCGCGATAATCGGGCATAGGTGAACGCTCACCGTATCGACCTTCGCCACGCTGCAAGCTGTCAAGACACGCCATTGCCTTGCCGCCATAGCGCAAGCATTTCTCCACGTTCTCGACAAGCTCACCCATCTTGTTCTCTGTGATTTCAATCATATACATAGCTCAAGCATTTTAGTTATTGCTGTTTGACTTTTTCAGTGCCTTTTGCAACATGCTTTCTATGTTTGACAAAGTACCCTCCATGCCGCAGACTTTGGTTTCGAGCTGAGATATTTTCTGCTCCTGCTCCTTGTCTTTGGCAATCTGAGGATTGAGAGTACACATTATCTTCTCGCAGTTACACACCACCTTTTCGTGATAGTCCTTGCTTGCAAGCACCTCCTGCGAGTGTCGTAACATCGCTTCCACTTCGGCAATCATCGCTTCGCGACTTTCGCTTACTACCATGTCGCCTGAGTTGGCAATCTGTCCGTTTGAAGGCAGTTGCTTGAACTCTGCTTCACCGTCGGGCAGCTTTACTTTCACATCCACAACCGTTTCCATAGGCTGCGCAGAAAACTGCCCTGGTTGATAGGTGGGGAACTTCGGCTGCGGATTACTTACGCTTACCACCTGTCCGATTTTTAATGTCGGCTCTTCGCCTTTCTCAAGCACATAGAATATGCTGTTTGTTCTTAGTCCACTGAACATACAATTCGCAATTTAGTTGTTAAACAATACCCGTCATTAGCTGAAGGGTGTTAGTATCTCTCTCGAACCAGAGCTGATATACGCCAGTTCCGGCTACGTCGGCAACCGTAAGAGCCGCACCTCCGAACTTGGTGACAGCCTGCGTTACGCCGTTGGTCTCAAAGAGTATCGGCAGCGTGGTCGTTGTGCCCGTCGGTATCGCCTGTCGCAGATTTACGAATACCGTACCTCTGTAATTGGCATTCAAGAAGGCATGGTTCCTGAATGAGAATACCACACCGCTTGTGCCTACCGACACACCGGTAGAACCGATAGCCGCCGACCCTCTTCTATTGACCCATGAAAAAGGATAACCCCAAATCATAGTCGTTCCTCCAGTTAGATGGTTAGCCCCAAAAGCCGTTAGCTCCGTTGACTCCGTAAAGTCCGTATTGTGCTGCTACACAGTTTGGGACAGCAACGAACGGCTGGTAAGGTACAGTCGCCGTCTCGGGCATCTTACACTTGATACCTGCAACCTCCTGCTGCAAACCTGCCAACACCGCATTGATAGGAGCGACCGCCTGACCTACGATCTGACTTGTCATAGCCGACGACTTGAACGTTGAGTTCTCCTCGCGCAGATGGTCTAACTTGTCCTGCATCTCTCGAAGCTCTGCGGCACGCTGTCCGTCAAGAATCTGCCGTGTGCTGTTCTCGATAGTGTTGCCGAGGTCGCAAGCCTGTCTTTGTGTCTCAAAGGCAAGACTTGAGAAATTGCGTTCCTGACTTGTTGCAACGCCGTTGATGGCGTTCTGTAAGGTGTTGGTCTGCTGACATGTGGCAAGTCTGTTCTCGCAGCAACAAGAAGCGAGCTGCTGTGCAATCTGCATGTTGCCTTGCTGGAGAGCGTTGATAACTTGCATACCGCTCATGCCGATCTGATTGCCAACACCCTGAACCTGCGAGGTAAGAGCCGAGATAGCCGCCTGTATCTGACCTTCGGTGCAGTTAAGCTGTGTAGCAAGGTTGCTTAGAGCGTTTCTGTTTCCACCGATGGCATCCATGAGGAGTGAGCGACCGTAGTCGTTGTTGATTTCGTTGGCAATACCGCCTGCGCGACCATTGCCGAAACCACCCCAACCATTACCGCCCCAACCCATGAGGAAGAATAGGAAAATTACCCACATGAAGCCGTCGCCCCAACCATTGCCGTTCTTGTTCATGGCAAGGAGAAGGTTAGGGTCAAGACCTCTCTGTTGAAGCAGAGGAGCGAGCAAACTCATCATGCCACCCTGTCCGCTACCTTCATTGCCGAATACATAAGTTTTTGACTCAGACATAATACAATCTTTTTTTTAAATTTTACCTTAGTTGACTAAACACTATTGTAACGTTACACCGCAAAGTTAGCGAGTTGTGACGGATAATGTTATAACACGCTCAAAGATTTTGTATTATGCTGATAATCAGTTGTATAAGGTGATAGTCGGTACTATCACGTTGTAAAATATTCTTTCCAATGTTTGAAGAATTGGAAAGAAATGGAAACAAAAAAAGAGAAGCCTCTTTACTTGCCTCTCTTATGTTTTAAAAAGTGAAGAATGTCCCACTTCTTCCAGTACCGTGTGTGTCCGCGCTTCTTGCACTCACCGTTTGGTATCTCGCCACGCTTTACCATTCTATTGAGTGTTGCATCGCTAACGCAAAGTCTGTCCTTCACTTCCTCTGCGCTCATCATCGGGTTGAGCATATTCGGAAGTATGTCCTGGCAGAGTGTTTCTATATCGTCGTCACTCATACCGCAAGCCGTCACTTTCTCGCCGTTGCGCTGCTGCTCGTCCGCCTGAAAGCACGAATTGGCAAGCGATTGCAACAACGTGCCGAGCATCTTGTAGCCGAAAATTTTTCTCATAGCATTTCTGTTTAACTGAACATTCTTTTACCGAGCTTTGATTTGCTGCAAAACCAGTCGACAGCTCCGTAGACATACAGCAACAACGTGAACGCCATGATAGCGAAATGCGGCATTACCATCTCATTTGTTGTGTACCAACTCCAGTAGACAAGGTGTATCGAATTTACACCGAAGAAGTAGAAGAACGGTATGCGATACTTCCAGCACAGCCAGAAGAAGCGTGATGCAAGAATAAGAACCATTGGCAGTATATAGACCATGATATAGATGAACGCATAGCACGCATAGTTCGCCTTGTGTACCTCAAACATCTCCTTTGGATTGCGGCTAAAGTCGAACATTCCGTACATGTGCGCTGTCATTATGAATATTGGAACCCACTTGCAGAACCAACGGAAGAACCGCAGTATTCTGCGTGAATACTGATTGCCGGACTCTGCCAGCAAAGACATAATCTCCGATATGTCCTTACCCTTCACAAGAGCAAGAAACATCCTTTTATCATCCTCGTTCATAGTAAATATTTTTGGTTTAACGTAACGTTTATTAGTTTTTGCAATGCAAGTTAGTCATTTATTTTCAAAGTTGTATGCACTGTTATTTATATTTATATTTATTTAAACACCGTAAAAACCGCAAGTCTTTAGCTCATGGGTAGTTCACTTAAACTCCTTGCCTATCTTCACAGACGGGCAAGGCTCCTGAAAACAAATCACCTTAAACTAAAAACTAATAACTAACCAATCTACATATTATCTCTTTCTGTGTATCAGCCAAAGCAGCAGTGAGATTAAACATAGTACCACCGCTCCGACCGCTATCTTGCCTGCGAACATCTGCGTCCGCTCCCACCATGTCGCCTTACGCTCAACTGGCACCGGCACTGGAATTGAGTCCGCTCGCAGGATAGACTTGTATATCGTGTCTGTCTTCACGCTCACTCTGTCACGCCATTTGTACACGTTTTTTATCTTGTATATTGTATCTCCTACCATGTAGCTCTCAACATAGATGGAGTCATGTACGCGGAACGTATCAGCTTTGTAGTTGGTCTTATACAACGTGTCCGTCTTGTGAATCACTCGCTCCAACACAACAGGTTTCGGAGTTGTGCAGCTCGTCATAACAAGCAGGAGTAAATGTAGCATCGAGCCGACGATGATAGTGAAGCCGTAGCGACAAATATCATCCCACTCAATACTCGGTAGCTTATAACGCTTCCATTGATAAACCTCACGCAGCACCATTACTGGCAGTGCAAGAACGCCTACGAACACCGAAGCCACAAACCAACCGATTGCGCCCTGTCGGTCTCGCTTAATCTCGTCGTAGCTTTCATCTACCATGTCGAGCTGTGCTGCCTTGTAGAAAATAAAGAGCGTTGTCGCTCCCAATATGATGCAGTTCAGTAACATCAGAATTTCTCTTATATCCATATCCGTTAATTTTTATTGTTATCCATTGCTTCCTCTACCGCCTCGCCGATGTCTGCGTTCTTCCTCTTGATGAGAGCGATAATAAGGCGTTTTATAGAGAACATGTTTTTAATTCCGTGCAGTGCACATACGTGTCCTACGATGCTGTCTATCTCCCAGATGCAGCCGAAGCCCAAGCCGATAGCCGCTGTTGTTACGTGGTTTGCCCAGCCCAGCGGTTCGAAGATAGCCAAGCCGAGTACCGAGCCGAGTATGAGGTATGTAACGTAGTCTACCGCCTTATTGCACGTTCTGCGCCCAGCTCGCGAAAAGCGGAAGTGCTCATGCTTTTTTAGACTCTCCGAAACGCCGAACCAAAAATCGGCGACGATGAGGACGACAATAAGAACGAGCATCCAGCGCAAATCGAACAATGCGGTAAGTGCTTCCGTGCCCATGGTGCCGACCACGAAAGCCTTTCCTGTACTTGTAGTGATATTTCCTGCCATCTCCATTGTGTTTACTCGATTGTTATCCAGATCTGTTCTCCTCTCTCGTCCGCAGCCTTCAGCTTCGCGTACACTTTACGGAACGTCGCCGTTGAGTTCAGCACCTGACCGACGGCTTTGTTCAAACCGACGAGGATGCAGCCCTCCGTGTCCTTTGCCGTGTTACCGATGTGTATCAGCACGCCCTGATAGCCAGGCGTATTGCACAACCTTGGCAGTCTGCCTTTGCAGAACTGATACTGTGCCCGACCTCCGAAGCGTGGCGATACCGTCTTCATGTCTACGAGGTATCTGCCCGTCGGTATGGCGGTTTCGCCCTTAATCTTCACTCCACATATCTGCGCAACCGACATATTAGATGTCAGTCCTCTGTCCTTGTCTTCAAGAGTGTCGCAGACATATGCACCATCTATATACATTTTACCGATGGTATATGCTTCCTTTTTTGCTATTCGCTTTAATTTTACTTCCATGCTATTTATTGTTTTGTTGTTAATCGTATGTTGTTATTTCCAATTTCTCGGGGTAGCCTACTGCGATGTCATACTTCTCTACCTCCTCAATGGTTGTTAGATTACCTATTGCTGCTTTATGTCTTGCCGTAGTGTCAAAGCACTGGACAGCGTACATTTCAATAGCAGAGAGTAGGCTTATCGCCTTGTTGCAGGTGAGTATCAGTTGCGTGTCACCAAACCATAATGTGACCTTTTCCAACCCCGAGCTTTGAGCGATAGTAGTGGAGTTCATAAGACCGACACGTGTAGCCTTGTCGAGCCACATTTTAGTACCGTCCACCAAAAAGCTATTCACTGCGTCTGACGTGTCGTAGGCATCTATCTCCGCTATCTTCTGCGCCTTCGCAGTTGCAAGCTCTGACGCTGCGAGCTTTGCCTTAAACTCCTCGAACGCAGCCATAACCTCGTCTTGCGTGTATTCGCCACTCCGTACTGAACACTCCCAACACTCGTATGCGTTCATCTCGACATTCAACTGCTCGTCGAGGTGATAAATGGTCAAACCTCCCAACGCATATTCCTTTTTAAACAAATCCGCAGGGATGAACGTGCGGACAAAACTAATCGTTTTATTCATAGTCTTTATTTGTATTTATTTTTAATTTTAATTTTTGTAGTATCCCTCAATCCACTGTTGGCAAAACGGAGGCAAGAGATTAACAAGCGAAGACAGGCACGGCTAAATATGATAATGATTTAGAGAGGGAAACTCGTGCAGAAGAGAAACACCAAGCACCTCCGATAGAAGACTGCATTGATGTCCATTTGTGCGAATCAAACAGTAAAGCAATGGTTTTTTTTTGCTCTAATTCCGTATAGTTTAACTATCACGTCGTCGACAAGCGTAACGTTATATTTCAGCTCAAACATTTGTCCAATCGTCAAAATAAAGCCATGCAGCTGAACATCCGACAAATCCACCGTCTGCTCATAGGCGTAAGTGAACAGAGGTATAGACAACCCACGTTCTTCCGCTTCTTCGCGCACAAGTCTTGACTGTTTTACGCCATCGTAATACAGCGCATCTTTTACATTGTTGCCGTTAAGAGGAATGTTGTTGAACTGCGCATTCTGCGTACACCACGGCTTATTTGGATAGCCAGCTTGCAAGGCTGCGGGCGAGAAACCGAAACAGTTGTTTCCATTAGCGAGGTTCTGCGTCACGAGCTTAACGAGAACTGCTTCTTCTGTAGTCTTGCCAGCCGCCTGCCATTCGTCCGCCGTATATTGCGCTCCCGTAGCATCAAGAATAAACACTCCTGACGTAGTAGGGTAGTAGTGGAAGTAAAGATTATGTTCAGCCACATCTGCCACATTGTTCTTCTCATATACGCCACGAAAAGCATAATAGCCATCTTTCTGGGCGGCGGTAATCTTGTACTTCTTGTTGTATGGCACGCGGAACGTCACTTGTCCCTCGCTGTCTGTCTCCGTCGTTATGGTGTCGCCGTTTGCAATGGCGCAGATTACTGCCACGCCTCCGAACGGACTTACACTTCCGTCCTCCGCTTTGTCTATCGTTACTATCACAGAGGCTTTCTCGTCGCTTATCGGCTTATACTCCACGTTGATGTCGCGTACTCTCAGAGCGGCGGTATAAGTGAGAGAGGGAAGTGGGTCACAGCCTTTCAGCTCCTGAAACGCTATTCTGTACATCGTTCCTCTCGGGATTGCGAACGACACCTTGCCGTCGGCATCCGTGGTGTATTTCGTGAACGCCGAAGAGCCATTAAGGAAGACGTTCACCGATACGCCTTTTACGCTTACTCCAACAACAGATGTCGTCATGGTGATATTCACCCGTTCTTCCAAGTCCCACTGCTCGAAGTCAAGAGTGCTGACATCGCCATTTCTATCAGTCACTACGAGTACGTTGCCCCTTAGCTCGGCGTTTACCCTCTCCGCTTCCGTAATCACATTCATACCCTGCTTGGCTGTCTCCATTGCCACGGCTGCTGCGTCAGTGGCGGTTTTTGCGGCAGAAGACGTGTTAGATATTGCTTCTGACACGCGTTTCTCTCGTTCGGCATCAGCCTTTTCTCGCTCCACCTCTGCGTTCTGGCGAGTTGCTTCCGCGTCTTCTCTCGCTGTTTCCTGTCGTACACGCTCGGTTTCCGACTCCTGACGGATGCCCTCCTCGCGGTTGCGTGTAGCTTCGGCTTCGGCACGCTGTCTTTCGGCTTCGGCACGCTCGCCCTCTGCGGCGTTTGCCTTGTCAATCGCAGCATTGGCGGATTTTACAGCTTCGTCCACCTTGCCAACCGCAGCATTTGCAGCTGCCGAAAGCTCCGTAAAAGTAGTTGCTCTCTGTTCCTCGGCTGCTACACGTGCTTCCTCGTTGGCTTTTCGCGCTTCCTCGTTGGCTACACGTTCCATTTCGCTCTCCGTGCGTTGTTCCTCCGCTTTCTGACGTGTGGCTTCACTCTCCGCACGCTGCTCTTCTGCACGTTGACGGAGCGACTCGTTTTCAACACGCACATCCTCGCTTGCCTTGACGGCTGCTTCTGTTTTCCTTACCGCAGCAATGGCAGCGTCGGCGTTGGCGATAAGCTCAATGATGGTTGCTCGCGCGGATACAGGAGGAAGGACAACAAGCGCAGTATCCACGGCAAAACCCTCAATCTTCACATCCATGCAGCCCTTGTCGGCATCACCTCCGTTATCGCCCTCGATGTTGGTGTCGCCATCGGGCTGTGTTGTCTCAAACACGGTATCGCTGCTTGCGTTGTTGTCCACGATGGCGAACTGCTCGTACTCGAAGCTGCGCCAGTTGGCACCCTCCGATACGCCCGTCACCTCCAAGGCGTAAGTGCCTAACGATAGTGTTGTGCCGTCAACATCAGCCAAGAGCACGTCATTAGACTCCTTGTCGATGGTGTAGGGGAGTGCGGTACGCTTGTACTTGCTAACGACGTGTACCGCGATGTCGGTGCAATCGGTCAATGGGAACGACACCTGTTCACCATTGACTATTTTCTTTACTGGTATGCGCAACGTAAAATCATTGCCTCTAACTATTTTCTTCATATCTTAATCTTTTGGTTGTTCTTCTTCTGTTATTGTCGGCTCGTCAACAGTAGGTTCTGTAGATTGTCCCGTTGTTGCATCAGATTGTTTATCAATAGCGCTAAAAAACTCTCTAACGCTGCCGTTCCATGATATTCGACAGTTTTTAGAACCTGTAAGATAGCAGGTCACTATCGCACCATACCCCCTTTGAAAATACTTTACACTTGTGGGGAAATCAAGCTGCGTATATCCTATCAAAGTCATTTCAGCATCGCTATTATTGACAACAACAATGGTCTGTCCGATGTACGCCAGAGCCTCGTAGACCGTCTTCGTGCTCAGACTGCCCCAATAGTAGTCTTGAGGCATATAGAAAGGTGGAACAATAACAATATCAGTGTTGAACATAGCTTTTATGTTTCCCGAAAACACCACAAAGCAGCCCGTCTTTTCAAAGTCAATCTGAATATGTCCAAGAGCCAGTGCCGGTACGTCTGAAACGTACTCCTTTAGGTTCTCAGGAGTTATCTCTGTTATCTTTTTGCGGATAAGTCCCGAGAACACACCTGCGCCAACCTCAAGCAATCCCTTCTCGTTCACGCTCGCGGTTGTCTCGCCGCTATTGTTGCGAATCTCGAACTTGTCCGCAGTTGCCGTTATCTTGCCGTTCTCGATGTCGATGCCCGTAGATTTTAAGTTGGACTCCAACTTGCCTGCCTCCGTCTTGTCGTAAGGCGAAAGGCTCCAGCCACCATACTCTGTGCCCTCCATGAGCATCGGACGACACAGATTGATAGTACCGTTTTTGCGAATAGCTGTTTCTATCAGTAGCCTTGAGCAACCACTGGGCACTGTTATTTGGTACGTGTATAATACCCAGTCACCAATAGTATTGGAATAGTTTCCTGATTTGATAACTGTGCCTTCTACACCATTATCGAAACGCTTGATTGTGTAATACGCACCGTTATCTGTTGTCCTTATAACCTTCACCCAAATACTGAAGGTGTATTTTTTGCCAGGTGTCACACGCACATCCTTGAAGTATAGACCAGTCCATGTGTTCGCAGTCGCTCCCTGCGCATTGAATACTGCGTAGTTTGAGCCGCCAACACCGCCACCGTTTACTATATTCACTGCCTGCGAGAGACCGGCAGCAATCTTTATGATGTCATCCCATGGACGTAGGGCTGAGCCGACGATGCAGTTCTTCAAGTTCGTGGTCGTTTCAACCTGTAGCGAGATTTTTTCGGTTGTCTGCTCAATCTTTGATATTTTATTACCCATAACAGTCTGCTCGTTAGTAAGCGTAGCGATTTTGCCTGCTGTCTGTGTGATTTGCGAGTTAATCGTTGTTATCTGTCCGTCCACGGCATCTTTGTTGGCGGCGACCGTTGACTTGAGTCCATCCACGGACATCACAAGCTCCGCAAACGACTGCGTGCTTTCTATCTCGCCATTATCCTTGCGCGTAACGAACCTAAACTTATCGGCTATGGCGAACATCTCGGAACGCGATAGGACAAAGACCTCCTTGTTTTCTAACGAGTAGCTATCTACGCCTTCGTACATCTTTAAAGAAGGCGCATCCGCTCCGTATGCCGATAGAACAACGACCGACTGGCGAGCTGTGTCCGTCGTATTGCCCATCTGTACAAGCTCGTCACCTGCCTGCGGAATACCGCTACCAGTATCGCAGAAATCAGCCAACACATCAATGAAATCTTTACCTACCTTGTACACCTTACGCCAGTAGTATCTGTTCTTCACGTTCTCATTCACGCCCTCCTTTACGTTGAACGTCTGGCAGCGCACGAGGTCGCCCATCACAAATTGGTTCTCAATCTCCTCGTCGCCTTTCTTCTGTGAAAAGTAACAGCGGTAAACATCGTAACGTAGGGGAGAGCCGTCGTATTCGGGAAGAACCGTGAACTTCTCGAAATAGACCACATTGCTAATCTTCATGGCAGCAGGCGACAGAACAATTTCACCGCCTACGCTTTGCAGCTCTCTGATTACGAGCCTTACGAACTCCGCAGCCTTGCGCACAAGCAGGCGGTCTACCTCCAAGTAACTGTCACCACTTCCATTGTAATCGCCAAGTTTAAAGCCTGAACCGAGCGCACCCGAACGGAATGCAGCCGACACAACCTCTTTGAGAGTTGCGATGCCGTCAGAGGAGATGCCGAGAGGGTTATTGTCGCTCTGTTCGCCGAATGCGATACCTTCCCAAAAGCGGATAAGTTTTTCTGCTACATCTGTCTTGACCTTCGACAGAAAATACTTTGAGCCTTCGCTTTGGATGTATTCCTTAACTTGTGCGGGCGTAAAATCTCCTGTGCTATTACTTATGGCCGTTATCTTGTTTTGTATTTTTTGTAGCGCACCAACCTCTTTATCATTGCGCAATGATACTTCGTAGGTTGGTATCGCCCCTTCTTTCTCTGTTATGGAGAGACTATCAATTATAACGTCTGCGCTGATGCCAAAATCCTCGTCGCTAAACTGAAATATATCCCCTTCTTTAATAGTATCATGTAGACTCTTTGTAGTACCAGTGGTATCCTCCATGGCCTCGTCGTGTTGGCGGGCCATGTAAATTTCATCTATTTTCGGAGCATAGGTATGCTTGGTGTGGTCGTTTTCTATAAGCCAGGCAATGGCGTAGCGCAGTAGCTTTTCGGAAGCAGCCTCGACATACTGTACAGGCAGTTCGATTCCCGACAATACGAAATGGTCGCCAGCGTTAATCTGAAAGTCCTTGTACGGAAAATACAGGCCAATATCCTCAACGCGCTGCAATGTCAAAACCCACTGCCCGCTTTCTTTTGTACTGCCACTCACCTTGAATTTACGTCCTGCACACATTCCGTCAACCATAGTAACGGAGAAGTCACTTTGTTTCAGAGCGTTAATGTCAAAGTTTAATTCTTTTTTTAGAGTGAGTTTAAACCCGGGAGCTGTTGCGTCTTCTTTGAATACACCATTATCTTCGATGTTTGAACCAACTGCAATTTCGTCAATACGCACACCGTCTACTTCCATTTCCTTGATAGTGGGATATATCTCAACGGTCTTTTCCTTTACATCTTCGGTGTCAAAAAACACACTTCCTGGTCGCACGCCAATATCGTCGGCAGCAGAAGACTCTATCCATGGTCTGTCTGCACGTGTAGAGAAGCGCAGATTAGCACCTGTAGGATTGAGTTTGGTATGCTTCTCGGGGTGGTTATTCCACCAGTCTTGTAAGGATATAGAAGGAAAACCAGGTAGCATTAGGTTAAAGCACGCCATATTGTTTGGCAGATGTGCGCCAGCTGCGTAGTCGCGCCTGTTAGAAGGAAAGGCTTCTTTGTTGACACCGCTGACGAAATGCACCCTACCTGCTTCTTGTATCGCAGCAAAGCACGCTTTAGCTTCTTCTATTGTAATATCATATCCTTTTCCGCCTAATATCTGTAAACTAATGTGATTATGGTAATAAGGCTCTACGCCAACATTGACCTTGGCTTCAACAACCATTCCACCATCATGGATATTCACAGAGTATGTATCGTATCCTGGGCCACCGCCAATTCGATACGTAAAATATACGGAAGCACGCTCGACGGGTATGTCGTCGATATAAAATTCTATATTGCAAATTTCACCATAAACTTCGTTTTGTATGACGCGAGAAGGCTTAGACCAAACCTCCATATTTAGTGTTGCATAGTATCTGTCAGGAATATTTTTGTCAGAACCGTATGCTCTCATACGTGTAACTATTTGTTGGTCTGCCTCTGCATCTTGATTTACCTCGTACAAGCCGTTGCCCTTTCCGTACTTGAAAACGTTACGTGTTGGCATTCCTGACGTACCAACAAACACTTCTCTGTTGCGCGTTATGAAGTTTACGTCGAACTGGGAATTTACCAACGCAAGGCCTTCCCACACCGTCTGCTTGTCGATACTAATGGATGTTGATGTTATTTTGGTATCAGAGACTCCCGTGTTGTCGGGATTTGACGTATCACCTCCATATATCTCCTCCCATCTTGCTGTATCGCATCCTCTCGTATTGCTTCTGTTCCAGTTGCGCGAATAGAATAGCCATTTGTTTCCGCCAACTTGTTCATTCATACACGCCTGCAAACGGTCGAGTAAGTCATCCAACGACTCCACGTAGAATTGGAAGACGGGCAGGGCGGTATAATGTAGCTCGTTATCGTTTAAGACTACATCTAAAAATTCTGCTCTTGCCAGTTCGTCAGATAAAGAATTGAATTTTACATCTTGGTACTTGAACGAATTGCCGAGTGCATTTTTACGGCCTTGTTTCGCCTTGCCTGGGTCGTAGTTTAATTCAAAACGTTCATTTCGATATATTAGATAATCACCAATTTCAAAGTCTATTGGAGCCTCATTCTCTATAGATACAGATACCGAGCATTCGCCCATCCACTCGCCGTCGTATTTCAGCGAATGAACGGAAAATTCCTTGCCGTTGGTGTCACGCAGCGGCGTGCCGTCCTTATGATAAAGTTTCCATTCCATATCTCTATTTGATTAATGTTACTTCCGTTACGGGGTCTTCAACTCTCAACACTGTAGAGAACGTTACCACATCTCCCTCGTCGTTGCGGTGCAGGTCTGCGTCGTCGGATACCTTCTTGAGGCGGATGTGTCTTCTTCCTACCTTAGTCCAGTCGCAGTACATCTTCATCTTCATACCGCTTCCGTCGCGTCCGCTGAGGTAGTTCAGAAATTTTCTTATTACTGCGTTAGCTGAAAACTTGTCACCCTTGCAGCACCATTTTACGGTCATGTCGTATGCTGCGAATTTAAGGCTGTCACCGAGGTATGCGTCTTCTCCGTTTTCATCCTTCCAATCCCTTACCACTGGCTCCTTGACCTCCATGCCAATGTCGAACGGTATGGAGGCGCACCACACATCAAAGTCAGCTACGGTTTCTTTTACCACCGCTCCAGTCTGCTCTTTTTGTATAAAGACATTGTAGTGTTGCATAAATATACATAATTTTCTCCAAAAATAACAAAAAGCGGATAATTATACAAATTAATATATAACTATCCGCGATTTTAACAATAAATATACACTTTGTCAGCTAATATAGAGCTTTTTCCTGCCACTTGTAGACACCGCGTTCATCCAATCCATCATCCGATCGAGCTTCTCGTTACGAGCTTCCGCAAGCATGACAATCTGCGTGAGCTGCCCGAGCTGCGCTTTCTGTATCTGACCCATTTCGGGAAGACGCATCTTCAATAGTTCTCCGATGTCCTTGACCTGCGCACGATTAACACTCACGTCAAGACGGATGGCATTGACGTAACTTGCGAGAATATCCGCAGTTTCCTCAGTGATATTCTTGATGCCGTTGGTCACACTTCCATCGCCATTTTCCGACAAGTCGAGTCCCATGTTCTTCAAGCGTTCGAGGATTGCCGTGATGTTCTCGGCTGCATTGTTGGTGCCATTATACAGGTCATCCGCAACCTTAACGACATCTTCTGGTTCAAGCTTTCCTTTCTGCTTGATTATTTCCGTCAGATTGTCAAGCGGCCCTTGCAGCGCAACCTCCATTACCTTCTGAGAGACGATGTTTTTGGTAAGGTCTTTTACCATTTCTTTTGCCTTCTTCTTGTAGGCATCAATAGCGTCCTCACCTTTTGACCATGCGCTTACAACTGCGTCGGTTAATTGGCTTGCCCACGCCTTCATGTCTACGCCATAGATGTCCTTGAGAAAGTCCTTTGCAAAATTGTTAATGGTCGTTTCCATCTCCTTGATTTGCTGCTTGTAGTCGGCAATCTTATCCTTGTCCTTCTTCTTCTTGCCCTCCTCAGCGTTTAACTGCCTCTGCATTTCATCCTTCTGTGCCATGAGGGAAGCCTGCTCAGCGAGGTAAGCATTGCCTGGGTCGGATAGGGATTTTTTAGCAGTAGTGTACGTATCAGAGGAATATTGGCTCTTTTTACTCTCTCCTCTTGCTGCTTTTTCGTAAGAATTAGTAACGTTGCCCAATCTTTTACGTGTATCCGCATCCATTTTGTAGGAATAGACACCGCCAAGGGTATTTTCAATCGCCGTCTTTACATCGTTGCGCAAGCGCTCAAGTTCCGTTATATTTCGCTCTGCGAGTTTGATTTGGCGTTCTAACTTTGCATCGTGCGCCGCAGCAAATGCCTTAAATGGAGAGGTGAAGATGCCAACAAATCCTTGAAGAACACCGCCGACATTGCCAGACATAGCACTTGTGACCATATTTGAAATGGAACTTGAAACACCGCCGAGAGAATTAAAGAATGCCGTTGCATCTTGCCATCCGTCGTTTTCTGTATCAACGCCAAGAGCACTCGCTGTGTCCTTAATATCATTGAACGTGGCGACAATGCTTTGGATGTTTTCATTGATTTTACTTGCTGCGGCACTGACATTCGCCATAGATTCCTTGAACTCATTGGCGGCCTTAGCCTCTTTTTGACCCTGCTTGAGTTTCGCGTCACCCTTTTCTTCCTTTTCATTCCCCTCAAGCATTTTAGCAACGATTTCATCGACAGCATCAAAATCCAAGTTTGAGAACGCTTCTATTAGCTCCGTGTTAGCCTCCTGCTGCATTCTCTCGCCCTCCTGCTTCAATGCCGCTCCAGCTGTAATTTTCTCGTTGGCGTTCTTTACTCTCTGTTCGGCGACACCACTAAGACCAGAATTAAAGAAGTTTTTCTTGCCACTTGAGAGTTTGTTCAACTGCTCGTCAAGCTGCTGTATCTGCTTGCCGTACTCGCGAGCGTCAATGGTTCCGTCAGCAAGTGCCTGGTTAATGTTCTCGCGTATCTGCGAAGCGATTTCGGATGCCCTGTCCATGCCGAGCTGCGACACCGCTCCGAAGAACGTGATATAGTCACTACTCTTGTTGAAGGCTTCCGTCTTAGCAGAGTTCACTTCCTTGTCCCGTTGGCGCGTGTAACGAGAAGCAAGACCATAGTTTCCCGCTTCTTCCGCTTGTGCAATAGGCGTTTCATACTTGGCGTAGATGGCGGCTATCTTCTCCTGCGTGCTTGCTGTCTGTGCGATGATGTCCGCAGCCTGCTGCAAGCTCTTGACATAATTATCCTTTACCAAGGTCGTTATCTTCTGCCAAGCCTCAAGAGCGAGAGGCGTGTCCTTATACAGAACCTTCGCGTCGGCTTCGGTCATTCCGAGGTTGACATCGTGCCCGAAGTTCTTCTTGAAGTCCTCCGCCATCTTTCTTGTCTGCTTATCCCACACCGCGCCGTCCTGAAAGGCGAGCTTGGCGAAATCCAGACTGCCGGTCTTCTCGTATAGTTCTTTCTGCAAGTTCGCCTGCTTCACGCCTTTCTCCAGGGCCTCCTTGAAGTTTGAAACAACTCGTTCCCATTCGGGTTTCAGCTCCTCGGAGAAGCGCCACTCAAAGTTTTCCTTGTCGAGTTGCGTTCTGAATTTCTTTCTGTCATTCGTCTTGTCGAAGTTAAAACCGTCTTTCAGTCGGGCGATGCTGCCGGAATAATTGTCGAGGTCAATCTTCTTCCAGTCCAAGTCCTTATACAGACCGAATACCTCGTTCTTTGCCTTCGCACGGCTCATGCCGGCCTCTTTTCTCAACTTCTGGTAAGCCTGTCTCGCAGCCTTGAAGTCCTCAAGCTGTCTTTTCAGCTCATCAAGCTCCTTATCCTCCTTGTCGTCCTTGACCTTCGGAACCTTATTGGATTTCTTGTCCTCGGGGATGAATCTATATCCGAAGCCTTGCAGTACCGCCTTGTACAATTCGTCATAATCCTTCTTGGCTTCCGCGATGCTCGCCTTTGAGGCTCCACCTTTCTGACGTGACTTCATTTCATTATAAAGGTCTTGCAAAGCTGACTGGGCGTTGTTCTTTGTCTTGTACCACGACCCTTCTTCAATATAGCTTGATATGAGGTCGTAAGCCTTCTGGTTGCCATTTAGATTTTCAAAGACACGTTCCTGCATGACGGTTCTCCCCGTAATGGAGTTTTTTTTGCCGCTCGGCTTAAATTCGAAGCTCGTAAGTTCTTCGAGCTTTTTCTTGATTTGCGGCACAAGCCATGTTGCTTCATCCATTATTTGCAGAAGCATACTTCTGAACCGTTCAGGATTTTGATTACACCAATTCTTGAAGTCATTTCCGTACAGACCGAGGTGTTTTCTTATCGCACCAAGTATCTTCGGAACATCATCATTTGCAATCTCGTTGATGTCCGATGTAACATCGTTCGCTCTGTTGCCAAGGCCCTTTATCGAATAGGCGATATTGCCATTCCATTTTACCATATTGGCTTGGAATATGGCCCATTTCTGTCCGCCCTCATCCGCCAGTATGCGTATCTTGTCCTCAAGTGTCTTGCCGGCGCCAGCTGCACCAAGAATGGCACTTGCGACACTATCCATCTTTGATTTTGTCAGTTCGTCAAACGTCGACAATTTCAGCTGGTACGCATCGGTGGAGTGCTGCAAGTCCTTCAAGTTCTCCTCAATGGTGTCGTTGAACGGGTTCCCCGATTTCCAGCCACCCGTAGAACCTATTGCGTCTGCAATCATTCCTGCATCGCCCGACGCTACGTTCTTCGCATTCTCGACACCCTTTCGAAGGATGTCATACTGCTCATTGAGGTCTTTCGCCTTTTTAATCTGTTCGTCAATAGTCTTCGTGTAGGCGTCGCTCTTTATAAGCAACTGCTTCATGCTGTCAATTTGCTTTTTCAGCTCCGTGTCCGTTGTGCCCTTCTTTGCGCCCAGTGCATCATAGTAGTCTTTCATCCAGTCAGAATCTGGGGCCTGCAAGCTCTCCGCCTTCTCCTTTATCGCGCTGAACTCGTTGTAGATGCTCGATATAACCTGCGTGACAGCCATAAATGTCAGTCCGACCCAGCCGCCCACAAAGCTCAACATGCCTTTCAGCTTCGAGCCGGTCATATTCATTACAGCAGCCATTGTACCGCCTTTTAAAATTATCTCTCCCTGTCTTGCGGTTATCTGACCCATAATGACAAGCTGGTCAATTAACTCTTTTGTGATGAGACCTTCCTTAACGGCTTTTTGCATCTGTAATATAGACAACTTACCCTCCAGTGCAAGTCTGCCCATTACCGCCTGTTGCGTCTGCACATCGGCGAGCCAATAGGCTCTTTTCTGAACGTTCTGCGTCGCTATTTCCTGCGTTATCTTTCTTTCGAGAACGAGCTGCTGCTGTTCTATGGCGTAATTGCGGAGCTGTATCTTGGCCTGGTCGTTCAAATTCCTGCCGATTGAACCGATACCCAAGCGCGAAGAAGCAAGACCGAACAGCTTCTTTGACAGGAACACGCTCGCAAATGTCAATAGGGCAGGGCTTAACTTGTCTATCGTCAGAAGCAAATCCGTAGCGCCTTTTATCGCGAACATAAAGGTACCGCCGATGACGTTCTTGCCTTCCGCGAACCTACTGAGCATGATTTCCCATGCGTCCTTCAACTTGTTCCACTGACCCAGAAGCGTTTCACTCAGCACCAGCTGCATATTGTAGAACTGACCTCCCTCGTCTGTCATCTTCCACAATACCTTCTGAACATCCTCGAAGCTGACCTGACGCTTGGAAATCATCTCCTTGACATCGCTCTGCTTGTAGTTGGTCTTGTTGTTCTTACCCTCAGAGTTGTATAATTCAGTTATCTTCTGCAACAGAGGCAAGCCTGCGTATGCAAACTGACGCAACTCCTTACCATCAAGCCATGAACGCGCCTTTACCTGGCCGTATGCCAAGCCCAATCGCTCGAAGCTAACTCCAAGGCCTGACGCAATATCCGCAAGTCGCTTGGTTGTGTCATACAAAGAATCGGCTTCCACTCCGAAAGCTGCGAGCTGCTTGACATCTCGATTCAACTCGCCGAACTTGAACGGAGAACGCAATGCAAGCTCCTGCGTCTGCGCAAAAAGCTCATCCGCTTTTGTGACATCACCCAAAATGGAGCGCAAAGCTATATGCTGCTGTACAATCTCGCCGCCCGTCTGCACAATAGCGTTGAAAAGCGACTGCGCACCGTACACAATACCGCCCTGCAAAAATAGAGACTTTATGTCATTCAGCGTGCCGTGCATCTTGCTCGCCTCTGCATTTGCGCCCGCAAGAGCTGCCGCCAAGTCGCTACGCACCTTTGCCGCCGACTTCGCTATTTCCTGCTGGCGCTCACGCTCCAAGTCGATACCCCTGCGTATGCCTTTGTTTATAGCCTCCTGTGCCGCTGCGTTCGTCGCTTTCTGGTCTTGCAGCACACGCCCCGCCAGCATTGTGTCGTGACCTGCACCGATATTTCCTATACGACCAACCACATTCATATTGCCAGCCGTAAGTTCAATGCGCATCTGTCTAAGATAGCGCATAATGTCGATAAGACGATGTATCTCAGCCTCCGCTTTGCTCACATCAGTTCCCAACGATATGCCGCGGCTAAACTCACGTCTGAGCGATCTCACCTTATTGCCAAGCGAGTCATAACGAGCCTCCGCTGCCTTTATCTCAGACAATCTCTGCTTGTTGTCGCGATCTTCCTGTCTCCTTTGCTCGCGTTTCGCGGCTATAGCCTTGTTCACACTCTCTGCCGCATATCGGTTCGCCTCCCTCTCTGCCGCCGCCGCTCTCTCTGCCTCTCTCTGACGGGCCTGTATTCTCCGCTGCACAGCAGCCTCCACAATAGCCACATTTCGCTTCTCAGCAGCCTCCGCCTCCTTGTTCGTCGCTATCGTCTTGCCCTTCTCCCTGCCATATTCACGCTCGGCATTTGCCGCAATCTTCATTGTCTTGGCTATATCCGAGAACAAGTTCTCCATATAAGCCTTGTCCGTAAGTCTATGACTATTGTCTCCAAATAGTCTGTACGTCTCTTGGAGTCTACGTTTCAGCTCATAAAAGTTTTCTGGCAGCATGTCTGTCTTATAGCCCATCTTCTTGCCCTCATCCATCAGACGCTGCAAATCTCTCATCTTCGTTTCAAGATTTGAGATGGCTGTCCAAGCTCTGTCAGCACCGTTGGCAAACACAGACAGCGGATTTTCTTTGGAGAACGAACTAAGCAAGCTCCGAATCTCGCGCATTGTACCGCCCAAAGCCTTAGGCATATTGCCCAAAACCATCAATCCGTCTACGCCATTTTCGCTAACGATTTTTCTTAGGGTGCCATAAAACTCGTCAAGAAGAGTCTTGCCTCTTTCGAGTTCCTTGGTATTTACGTTTGGCTGCTTTGCCCCCGTCGCATTAAGTTCGTCTTTTTTTAAGCGAATCTGCTGTATGATGTCAAGATATATTTGAGCGTTCTTGATTTTTGCTTCCAGCGATTTCACTTCACTATAATCTGGGCCTTTTTTACCCGGATTTGTCTCGGCTTTACTCTTGAGGTTTTTTAGTTTTATTTCGAGCGCCAATAACTCTTGCGAGTATCTTGCTGTCTTTTTCGCAAGTTCGTCAAGCGACATTCCCGCAGCATTTCCGCCTACAATTTTGTTCAGAACTTCGTTAATGTCGCGAGACGCTTTCCCTGCGGCGTCGCTTAGCCCACTTAACGACTTTTTCTGTTCCTCGACTTTTTCTGTGACCCTCGTCGCATCGTTAAGCATTTTGTCAAGCCCCTTGTCCTCAACAAATGGCTGCATCTTAGGTGCAGTTGCAGCCTTGCCTTCTGTCGCATTCTTCTCCTTCTGCGCAGCAGTGGTAGCCTTTAGCTGCTCCTCCTGCTTCTTGATGGCATTGGTCTGCTCATTTGTCGCATCGGTGGTTTTTCTGCTCTGCCCCTCCTCTCTCCTTAGAGATTCAACGACACTTTTTTCGCTCGCCAAGAACTTTTCATAGGAACTGCTTATCTTGCCTATTTGTTCATCCAGGCCGTTAGCCCAAGCATAAGCCTTACTGAAATCCCCGCTTTTCAGATAACCCAACCCCGCATTTTTAATTTCTGCAAGCTGCTCTCTTATATTGTTAAATTCGGCTTTTGCTTTTGGAGACGATCTCGGAACACTGTCCCATAAACGAAATGTTTCATTCGTTATTTTGTTGATGCCATTTATTGCACTTCTGACAGCTTCAATTTTAGCGTAGATACCTTCGCCCATCCCTGACATACCGCCAAAAGAGATTTTCCCCATCGACGAACGAATCTCTTTTAATATGTCTGCATAACTCTGGAGATTAGCCTTTCCGAAATCTCCAGTCAAAGCACCGAAACCTCCCCTGATATTTCGTATAGCATCAAATATTGCCTGCAACTCTTTCGCCTCCTTGGTCGAGCTGCCTATGGCCTTTTTCAACTTGTCCAAGAAGGCTACGCCCTTACCCGACGCATCTGTCTCTGCCAGCTTTCTAAGCTGTTCTTGCGCCCTCTTCGTCTTGGCATCGACAACTTCCATATTGTCGGCCATCTTTTTCAGCTCCTTAGATACCGCGTCTTTGAGTCCAAGGCTCATCCACAAATTTCCAACGTTTCCGTCTGCCATATCCTGAAATATTTATCGTTTAGATTTTGTTGTTTAAATAATCGGAGAGGCTAATCTTCTTGCCAACAAGACTGCCCTCCTTCTCCTTCTTCTTTACCCAGTTATCCCAAAGGTCGTCCATCTCCTTTGCGGTGTGCTTGACACTACCGTCGGGGTTGCGCTTCTTGTCTTTCTTGTACACAATAATGGGCTGGTCTGCAACCATGAGGTCTATCTGTACCGAAGTGTAGCCCCACCAGTAGTCGTATGCCTTGATGCCGTAGCGCGTGGCAAAGAGGAACGGGAACTTTTCGGCTAACGAGAAGGCTGCTCCCCAGCTTGTCCTGCTCGGGTAGCTTTCACTTCTTTCTTCGTCATCGTCATCGCCAGATCCGTCATCCCTGTCGCTAATATGGTAGTCAGCGAGCACACTACCAATGGTACTTTTTTTTTAGCTGCGTCAACGACCCTCAGAACCTCGATTGCATCCAAGTCCTTGATGTAGTACAGCCAACGCCAGTAAGCCCAGTAGAAGAAGCGCAGCTTCCAAAAATTATTAAGAAGAACGATGGCACACAACTTTACGCCGCGCTTCCACTCATCTTCCTCATTCGCTGTGACGTGCGAAAACTTTCTTATCGCACCTCGTTTAAGCCAACCGATTTTGCGCTTTTTACCCATGAACACTACCGCTTCGGGTTCCGCCTCCAATACGCTGTCAAGAGCTTTCTGCAACTCGTCGCTGGGTTGTTCTATCTTCTTTTCTTCCATACCGTTTTTCTTGATGTTAAGTCTTGTAAAAACAAAAGCGGAAAACCGCGACCCTTGATAAGTCCGCCGCTTTCCGCTTCATATTCGATTGCGTTACGCCGCCTTTTGCTTTAAACAGATACTGCCGCCTTTGTAAGCCAAGCAACGCTCTTCAAACCAGCGCCCTCAACAGAACCACTAAACTTAAATGCAACAGGTTTGGTTCCAGTTTCATCCCACTGCATAGTTGCATAGAGCGAAAGGTTTGTGATAACCATCAAGTTGTCCTTTGTTTCGTCAACAATACAGACTGTGCCGGTCATCTTAAACTTCTTTGTTTCCAATGCGGTGCCAGTATAACCTGTTGTAACATCAAGAGCTGCATCACCAGAACCTTTGATAGTAAACTTGGTGATGTCGCCAACAGCATCCTCGCCAAACATTGCAGAGAGCAAATCTTTTGCCTTGGAAGGCACAACCATCTCTACGTTAAAGTCTCCAAGTTCTGCGGTAGTCGCCCAATCGCCGCCAAGACCTATTACCTTGTAATGATTGACAGTTGGGTCTTCCATCGTCGCCTTTAGTGAGTCAACCTCCACGGGAAGCTCCAATTCTGGAGTAAACTCGATTGTTGGCTTTGACAGGTCAATCATACCCTTTGAATACAAGATGCTCTTAGGGCCTACAAATCGGTCTTTGAGCTCAAGAATTTTCTTCATTGCCATAATTTAATACTTTTTTAGTTAAACCTTATTTTGTGTTATTTGGTTCTTAAAAAACCTTGCACTATCGTTACTGAGAAACCGTCGCCGTCGTCCGTTTGCAGAGTGACACGCGGCTTGGTTACGATGATGTTGTCTGTTGAGATTGGAAACTTTGTCATTACCGCACTGACCTTCTCGGATACCGCAGACACGTTCAACGTATTGGGGTTCCTGGCGGATGTCTTGTCACGGACATATATCTCTATCTGCGCGGTAGTCGTATAATCGTTGAAACTGCCGTCGTCGTTCATCTCATTGTTGTAGATGCTCGACGGGAAAGACACAACGATATAGCTGTCGGGCCTGTCGCAGACAGACTTCGGACGGTTTCTTGGATAAACCTTGTCACAGATGCCTTTTACGGCATTGCCAACATCGTAGTATAGTGTCTTTATGCTTATCATATAGTTACTATCGTTCCTTCAAATATACCTGGTATTTCATCAGTTAGTCCAGTAAGAACATCGTGGTTGCGCTTGTTCTGGACATATTTTGCATATTCCATCGCAACGACAGCAATCAACGCATATGTAGCTTTTGGCTTTCTTGCTTTAAGACTTCGCCGTGCAACACTAATTCCATCCTTTCCTCCGCCTCCATATTCACCAGTGAAAGGTCTTGATACCGTCTTCCCATCTGGCATAACGTGTATTACAGGTTCTCCTGTATAGTAGGCGGATAAGTTGTACTTTTCACCTTTTGCAAGTGACCTGCGGGTTGGCGGTTCAAGACCGACATTTGTTGCGTCTGCGATGCTAACAAGTTTACTACGATGATATACGCCTACAGCGAATGAGTTCAACAAGTTACCAGTTACGTCATAGTAGTTTTTTGTGCCGGCATAGCGCTGAACCATCTCAATGGCGACCAAGTTCAACTTGTCAAGTATCGCTTCCGTCATTTTCTTTCCTATAACATTCTTCGCCTTAATGGCAAATTGTTCCGCCAAACTTCCCATACGCTAAACCCTTGTAAAGTCCCAATAAACAACAGTTCTATTATTGTCAGGCTCGCAGTCCTTCACCATTCCGACCTCGGTGTTGTTGCCGACCGTTGCGTAAATCATGTCGCCATCAAGAGGACATCTGCCGGCATCCCATTCGTCATATCTGACAGGAATTGATGCCTTCCTCTTGTTCTCGTCAACATTCTTGCCGCCCTCGGTAGTCGTATCGGTATAGCTGCGGCCCTCGCCTTCGTAGATTACAATCTCCGTATCCTCGCCGACCTTTGCATCGTCATCCGCGAACGGGTCGTTCTCGTCCGCCTTGCCGACAAGCACCCTAACGATTTTTATCGTGTGAGGGTATCTCGGGTTTCTGATATTTGCCTTTCTCATACATCCTTATTTTATAATGTGAGGAAGTGGGCATCCGAACGCCGAAATGTCGGCACGTTTCACGCCATGAGAGGTTATTCTAAACGACGATTTCTTCTTTAACATCGAACTTGGCTCAAGCTCCGCATAGATTGCGTTGGCTTCCGCCTTGAGTTCCGCACGGTCACGCTCGGATATTTCAAAACCACCTTCCGTATGGCTCCATCCGTTATCAGAGTCGGAAGTGTTGTTCATCTTGCTCGGGCCGAGAACAAGCCATTTTAGAATATCGGCATAGGCAAGGCGAACGTCATCACGGTTAGCGTCAGCATACGCCATGCTCCCGTCCAACGCCCTTTCAATGAGGATTGTATGCACTGTGTCGTCGGGTATATTGAAACGCACCTTGCTGAACAGAGCATCCTCCAATGTATATATATTATTGCCTTTCTTCATGCGCTAATTCGATTCGAGTTAAATCAGAGATTGTTTACGCTATCCGTCCAAATGCAGCCGATTGCAGCTACAGGAGGACGGATAGCTTTTGTGTTTAGGCAGCTACGCCTTCGCCCTTCTTGGTGATGTCGATAATCCAACGGTACGGGAAGTCGAGCATCGCCGGTACTGCGGCAAACATGAGGTCTGTATGCCACTCCAGGTAGTCACCGTTCGGGATGGTAGAGTTACAGAGCAGGCCGAGGCCGTTGTTTGTCTGTGCGAACACCTTCTGGATGATGTTGTTGCCATACTTCTCAAACATCGGCTTGTCTGACACTCTCTTGCGCTCGTACTCGAAAGCATTACCGGCAGGACGGAGGACGACGATGTTGTCAGCCCAGCCCTTAACCTTGACAACCGAGCCGTCGAACTTGAGGTTGCGCTCCTCCTCGTCGATAATCTCAATGCGTGAGAGACCCTGGATGTCGGCGAACGCCTTGAGGAACATCTCTGTGTTCACGCCGTAGTCCTCAACATAAGCAACGTAGTGGGCCTTGCACCAGTTGATGTACAGCTCCTTAATCTGCTTGTTACCAAGGAAGGTGTTGTAGAAGGTGTCGTAGGTCATCTGCCATACGAGGGCAAGGCGGTTCTGACCGAACTCCTTGCGCCACTCGCTCTCAATCTTGCGCATCTGTTCGAGGATGTTGCATTCAGCGTTAGCCCATTCGAGCTTGCCGCACTTTCTGAAATTCTCCTTTGGAATTGGCACCTTGTGAAGCTGAAGCTGAATACCGCGGGCGATGCCTGTATAGTCAAGCTCGCCGGTTGAAGCCAGCTTTGCCACCATATAGTTCATGGTCATGTCGAGAGAGTCCATCAACTCCTGGGTGTCATTGCGCCACTGCTTTACGAGGTCACTGTCGTTACCAAACTCCTCAAACTGCTTCTCGCGGTAGTTGCGCTCCTCTGCGGTTTCCTTGAAGCCGTCGGTAATGAAGTCGGGAATAGTGGCAGAATAAACTGCCAATGCGCCCTTGTCCTTCTGGAACGAACCTGCGAGCGGAGCACGGAGGTTGGCGAGCGTTGCAGCGTGCAAAGCGGATGCCTCCACTGAGAATGTAGCCACGCCTTTATGGTTGGTAGGCGTGAGGTCGGGCGCGATAGTACCCTGTGTGAGATACCAGCCGTAGTTTACATGGAAGATGTCCTTCTTGTCAATAAACTTCTGCAAGTATCTTGTATTCTCTGGGTCGCTGAAGAAACGCGCCTTTCGGGAATTATTAAAATCAAACTTTGGCATATCTTTTCGTTTTTGTGTTGTATGTTTTTCCGATTAGTTCTCTGCGTACCACCACTCTGCGTAGCGGCTCTTGTTCATCGCCTCTACAGCCGGTGGGATCGGACTCATGCGTGACTTCCACATAACCACGTCAGTGCCGAGCAGACAGAAGTCGTTGAGGTAGCGCGGAGCATAGAACTTGTCACTGCCAGCCAATGCGTGGAACGGCATGTCAACGTCGCATGGAGCAAAGCAGTTCGGGTTAGTAACCATAGCAGAAACAGTTGCGCCTGCCTTTTCCGCCTCCACGAGAACTGTACCGGCGGTAAGGGAGCCGAGAGTTTCTGCGAGTGTAACCTTCCAAACATCCTTGCCGTCCTGCACGTCATTTTCAACCGCAGTAACGAGCACACCCTTACCCTTTGTCTTGAAGTCCTTCGGGCCAACCATGAGATTGTCACCCACAAACGGAATGTGGTGATAGCCGTCGCGTGTGATGTAGATGGCTGTATCCGTAGCAGCGGTGGTAGCCTTAGCCACCTCATAGCTCTTGAGTACCTTGATTGTGCCGCCGCTGTTGTCCGCAAAGCCGAGGCTGTGCTCGATGAGGTCGCCGGCATAAATCTTGGCTGGGCCAGGGAACGGGTTTTTCAGGACACCGCCAATCGGAGGGCGACGGAACGCTTCCTTAACGGCGCCAGGCAGGTCAACAAACACATGACGCTGACCGCCGATAGTCATTTCTGACTGCAAGATTACAGCGCCGGTAGCATTGACTGCACCCTGCGCCATCATCTGTCCGTAGTAATCCTTGTTGTTATCCATAACTTTTTACCTTAAAAATTAAAATGTTTACTTTTCTTTCGGTTCGATGATGTCATCCCACTCGTCGTCACGGATTGTCTTGCCGCCGCCAGAAGAAGAGCCGCTGCCCTTGTGCGGTATCGCGGTGTTGCCTGTAGCACGCTTGAAGTCGGTAGTGTAAATACCCTCTGCCTTTGAAACCAGGTCGATTACATCGGCATCCTTGTCGGGAATTTCAAGTTTGGAGATTGCTGTGTCAAGAAAGAAATCGTTAAGTTCGAGCTTTGCCTTGTCAAACTTATCCTTCAAGCCCTTTCTGACCGCTTCGATTGTAGCGGCTCTTGATGCCTTCTTGTCGCGCTCCTCGTTAGCCTTTTCGAGGGCTTCGAGCTTTGCGAGCAGCTTGTCGTACTTGTCGTCAGACTTGCCTTCCTCTTCCTTCTTGCCGTTGCGCTCCTCCTCTTCCTTCTTCTTGCGTTCAGCTTCCTCTTCCTTCTTCTTGCGTTCAGCTTCCTCTCTGCTTTTCTTAATCTCGTCAGAGACATTCTTGTGCAGATTGCCGTCCATGCGCTTGAGTCGGTTTGCCACCTTGGTAACTGTCTTGGCGTTCGCAGCCTCGTCGTCACCAAATTCATCCAGTACGTCATTAAGTTCTTCGTTAATGGTTTTCTGGCTAAGTGCTTTGAACTTGGTGGTATCAACCTCCTTGTTCACCAATGAAAGCAGTTCTTCTACTGTCATATATAAAAGTTTTAGTGTTGGTTTCCGGTAGTTCTTCTACCATTAATGTATAAATATACGTTTTTCTTTCGCAAAAATATGAATAAATATACAATTAACCAAATATTTTCGATATATTTGCATAAATATTTTGTATATATATGCAGAAAAGTTGTTTTTCAGGGTTGAAATTGGATAACGGAGAGCCTATTTACACTCAAGAGTACATTCAATCACTAAGAGATAAAGACAAGAAGCATCCCGACAGGTTGAAGATTATCGCTCAACGTGGCGGACAGGAGCGTATGCTTGCCATTGATGCTGATATTAAGATAGTCGGAGGCTCGCGAGGAGGTAGTAAGAGTTTTAGTTCTCTCATGGAGGTGTTGAAAGACATCAAGAACCCTGATTTCCATGCAACAATTCTGCGTAACGAGAAGGATGACCTTCAATCGCTTGTAACGGACTCGTACAAGCTCTTCTCGCAGTTCGGCACATACAACAAGTCGCAGAATGATATGACATGGAACTTCACCAACGGAGGCTGGCTAAAATTCTCATACTACGCAGGCTCGTACCAGGACTTCAAGACCCGCTTTCAGGGCCGTCAGTTCGCATACGTGTGCATCGACGAGGGAACCCAGTGTCCGTACAAGAAGTTCAAGTATCTGCTTACCAACAACCGTAACGCCTCGCAAATCCGCAACCGCTTCTGGATAACGTGCAACCCTGATCCAGAGTCGTGGGTGCGCAAATTCATAGACTGGTGGGTAGACGAGGACGGATACATTATCCCCGAGCGTGACGGAGTCATACGCTACTGCTTCATGGATGGAGATACTCCCGACTCAATCTATTGGGGAGATACGCGAGAGGAGGTTTACGAACAATGCGGAGGTATCATAGATAAGCTGTGGAAAGAAAGCTATGCTGAACTCGGATATACCAAGCTCGAAATGTTCATCAAATCCGCCACGTTCATTCGTGCCGACGTATCGGAAAACATAAAACTTATCTCTACCGACGCGTCATATCTCGCCAACCTTGCACAGCAGGACGAGGAACAGCGTATGCGCGACCTCGAAGCCAACTGGAACTGGAAGTCCGCGGGCGACGATATGATAAAAATGGCAGACCTCGAAGAGATATTCGATAATGCCGTACAGGTGGGAGATGGGGTGCGGCGCGCATCCGCCGACATTGCCTTCACCGGCGGCGACAACTTTGTGATGTGGCTGTGGGAGGGATGGCACTGCAAAGACCTTGTAGTAATGCGACTCGACTCTCAAACGCTCGTGTCTGCGGTGCAGGCGAAGCTGCGTGAATGGGGAGTGGAGGAGTGCAACTTCACTTACGACTTGCAGGGTATAGGTCAGTATTTCAAAGGCTTCTTTGCCGATGCAGTGCCGTTCAACAACCAGGCAGCACCTATTGCTACGACACATCAGGAAGAAAAGGGTATCAGATTCCTGTACAAAGACCTTAAATCGCAATGCGCCTTCCTGTTCTACAAGATGATAAAGGAGAAGCAAATCTCGATAGAGCCATCACTGCTTGAGCGCAAGTATTCTGGCGACGGATTTGACAAGGTGCCGCTGCGCCAGATTTTGCAGAAGGAGAGAAAGATGCTGCGCCGCGACGACAATAGCGACGACAGAGGCTTCAAGCTGCTGCCTAAGAAGATGGCTAAACGGTATGTAGGACACTCGCCAGACTTCTTCGAGTCATGGCTATATATAATGATTTTCAGCTTAACTAAAAAGAAACACAAAAAGATAAAAGGACTATGGATGCTTTAAACAATGTAAAAGACGTGCGGGAGCTGCTCGTCCGAAAGCCGTTTTACGAAGTGACCCCGAAGGGTTATATGAAACACGGAATTATCGACCGTGAGTTTTCCGAGAATGAAGACCCTTGTATGCCTGCGGATGTGCTGTATCGCAACATCAAAACACAGCAGGACTTCTTGCGCGAGTTCTATCCGTCAGGACACAGGATTTGCGACCCGCAGCAATATCCCGACATCTGGAAGAAGAACCCGGAAACGGGACTTTGGTGCGTACAGAAAATTCAGCGCACCGCGTTTGCTTTCCAGCAGGTGATTTGGACCAAGCACGTTCTTCATGTGACTGGTAATGACATTCAGTTCGAGCTTGCGGAGGGAACCGAAGAAGGTAGCGAAGAGAAACTACAAGAACTGCTCACGAAATACAAGAAGGGCTGGCTCATGCACGATATGGAGATACGCTTCTTCGAGGCGGTATCCGCATATATGAAGGTTGCAGACTGTGCCATTGTAGGCTATTTCGACGGCGACGGCAAATTCGGAACAAGAACGCTCTCGTTCGACCGTGGCGACACGCTGTTTCCGAGATACGACCCGCTTACCGGCGAACTGATTGCGTTTGCGCGCAAGTATGTGGACTACGACGAGGAAGGAGAGGAGCGCATCGAGTGGGTTGAAGCATGGGACAAGGAAAAGTTCTACCGCTTCAAGAAAGACCTGTCGGGAGGCACTGCGAGAAATGCCTTTAGAAAGGTCGCGTCTATCTTCGGTGTGTCCGAATATGCCTGCGTCGAAGATAAACGACACGGCTTCCCGTTCATACCTGTAGCATACGCCCGCAACGAGGACGGCCCTTGCTGGTCTCCCGTACAGCGCAATATCGAGGATTACGAGGAGGCGTTCTCGTATCTCTGCGAGAACAACAAGGCGTACGCCTTCCCGATACTCACGCTTACCGGCGAGGGGGATGAGATAGAGATAAAGGGCGATACCAACGGCGCTGCTAAGACGATCATGATTACCGACACGGACGGCAGGGCGGAGTTCCTCAACGGCACGGACGCGTCAAACGCCTTCGCTACACAGCTCAACAAGTCTTATGACCTCATCTATGAGCTTTCGTTTACCGTGAAGCCGCCCGAACTCAAATCGGGAGACCTGCCTGGTGTTGCAATCAAGCTGCTATATTCTCCTGCCCTCGAAGCTGCCATGAACGACGCGCAGAGATTGCAGCCATTCCTCGACCAGTTGGTGCGTATAACTAAGTTTGGTATCGGAACGGAGAACAACTGCATGGCCTCAATGGTCGCACTGCCAGTTAATGCGTGGATTGAGAGCTATATCCATCAGAACGACACTGAGCTTATCACTAACCTGGCCACTGCGGTTCAGAACAAATTCCTCTCGAAGCAGACTGCTTCTGAGCGCAATTCCAAGTTCTCGAAGAACGACGAGTTTACTCGTATCATGCGCGAGCAGAAAGAGGAAGACCAGCAGGACTTGCTCATCGACATCCAACGCCAGGAGGCGCAGGTCGAGAACAACATCGAGCAGGAGGAAGCGCTTGCAAAAATTAACAATCAGCAGCCTGGCGACGACATCAATACAGGTCGTGGCAAAAAAGGCAGACCGAAGAGGTCTGACAAGGCATGGGACGAGAACGGCAATTACCCTGGCCGCAACAACTGGGATAAGAATCTAAGAAAGTAATTTATGGAGTCACAGGAATACGCACTTAACAGAACCAAAGCGCAGATAGCCTGCGAGTCGCGCGTACAGAAGCGACTGTTTAAGGTTGCTCGCGAGATAGCGTCGCTCGCTTCCAAATATAGGAGGGGAGCGACACTGACAAACGAGAATGGGTTTATTGCGGCCTCACAGCGCATTGCGTTAGGCGTTGCTGACGGAATAGAAAGTGACATCGCCGTCTGCGCAAAGACCGCGTGCTCGATATTGAATATCGGCACGGAGAGCACGGAAGCCTTTCTTGTGTCAAAGGTGTTCGGCAGGACATCAATGGAGCGAACCACCAGTTATCTGAAAAACTTTGCGGAGGACATGGTGCGTATGTGCAAGGCCGGCGTATTGATGAAATACACTGACTCGCAGCTCATGTCCGCAATACGTACTGGATATAAAGACCCATACACCACGTCCGTAATCACGAAGGCAAGAAAGGAGGATATAAACATCGCCACGCCTTCATACGGCAAGGGTGTATTTCATTCGGCGTACCAGAACATTGCCCGCAACGCGCGACAAATGGTCGCCGTCGCATGGGGCAGAGCCGAACAGCAGTACGGCAAGGAACATGGGGCGATAGGCTACTACATCTTTCGAGGAAGTTCGTATCCATGCGCGCACTGCGATGATGAGACGATGTATCTGCACCACTTCGGAGACCCGTTCCCGCCACTGCACTACAGGTGCGTTTGCTATGTTAAATTTGTTTACAAAAAAGAGGAGGAGTAATTATGTCAGAATACACATTGTCTGCCTATATGTACAAATTGAAAAAGCAGTACAACATGGCGGATATTTCATATCTTATATATGCCGACCTGCGTGCGGCAGGGTGGGGTAAAGGCGACGCTTGGAATGTAGCTTTCCAAGGCCAGGGCCTAAACTGGGCCAAAGCTGAACTGCTTCGCGAGATTGAGAAGCTCGAAGCACTCGACTCAGTTCAGGCGCGCATTGCCGATGTGCAGGGCACAAACTCGCCGAAGAACGACGAGATAACCGCGGAGGAACTTGCAAAGGAGACTTCAAAGGAATCCATCCTGCGCAAGCTGGTAGCTGCTGAAAAGAAAGCCAAGAAAGGCTCTCCTGACTGGCTGAAGATTGTGTCGCTTGAGGCGGACTATAACAAAATCAAGCAGGATGAGATAGATGTGGAGAACAATACGGTTCACTACTATGTACCAATCAACTATCCCACTTCGTGTAAAAATTGCCTTCTTTATAAAAACAAGAAAGATAAATAAATACAGGAATAGCCTCGCAGCAAAGAAATTACTGCAAGGCTATTCCTGTTTCTACTTGAACTTCTTGCCGGCAACCTTTTCAAGCGTTGCCACAAACGTTTCTTCAATCAAACTGTCATTGAAGGTCGGCAGAAAAACCTCTTCTGGAAGTGCCTTTCTTTCTGCCGTCTCCATGATGATACGCAGGCCCATTTCGAGAGCATACTTATCTTCGATGGTTTTAATGATACACTCTTCCATAACTATCTCTGTTTACTCTTCTTTCTTTGCAGGCAGGTCGTCCTTGATAAAGCTGTATTCCTGCGTCTCTTCCGCGCTCTTCATGTTGGATATAAGGAAGTGCTCCGCAAGGTCTGCTTCCGTGATGCCGTATGTCTCGTAGATAACTCCGCTTGGCGTGCGCTTCTTGTAGAACTTGCATGAGTTCCACATCACTCTGCCAAACTTTTGCTGTGATGGTATCTCCTTTTCCTCAAGATTGTTATCCTCACAGAACTGTCTGAAGCTGTCATACAGCGTCTTGGCGTTTATCCAAACTGGTATCTCGCCCTTCGTTCCCTTGTCACAGCGTATCTCATACGCCTTTAGCCATGCCAGCACGGGCTGTGTGCCGAGATATGAAAGAATGAGCTGCTTGCGCGAACCTTCCGCAGACGGAAACTGAAACTTACGCTCTCTCAACATACGCTCGCCTTTAAGAACCCAGTTGAACACACCAGAAAGCTCCTCCTTGATAATCTCCGCCGCAAGACGCGGGTTCTGCTTCTCCTTGGGGATTGTAACGTCGAAGCTGACATACTGCAAGCGCCGGATAAAGCCGAGCGTGACATCCTCGGGGAACGGAAGCTCGTTGAGATTGAAGATGAGGTATGGAAGGCTCTTTGACTCCAGTACGTTCTCGCCCAGCTTTCTGTACGGTACGGGCTCTCCGCTCACAAGCCTCTTGAACATGCCCGTATTCTTGCGTCCGAACTTCTTCGGGTCGGAGTCGGAAGACCAGTTGAAGATGGCGTTACGGATAGGGTAGCGCCCTCTCATGCCCTCGTCACCGTCAGCAGTAAGCTCCGCATAGTCCATTTTTGATATGCGGTCTTTGCCGAACAGGGCGCACATAACCTCGAATATCACACTCTTTCCGTTTGCTCCGCTACCGATAAGCATAAGGCACAGCTCTATCTTGTCGGACATCTTTCCCTCATACGGGTTGTATGCGTCGCCGCGCTGCACCAAGCCGAGTCCCATGAACATCTGCAAGATGTCACGCGAGTCCTTGTCGGGCAGCACATCAAGCAGAAATCTCTCCCATTTCTTGCACTTCGCTTTCGGATCGAAGTTGTACGGATGATAGTAAGTCACATGATAATGCGGAGAGAATGGCATCGCCGTAGGAGCCACACGCGCAAGACCGAAGTCAACGACACCGTTGGCGAACGCCACAACATCGAACTGCGGAACAAGCACGTTGTAGTTCTTGATTGTGTCGATGAACGACTCCTTTCTGATTGTGGAACGACCGAGCACGGGTGCTATGAACAAGTCCTCCATAAGCAACTGGTAAGCCTGTTCCACAACAATCGGCTCAACCACCTCGTATATCTTTCCGTTGAACGTATAGAACGCTCCTGCAAAATATTTTACAGGGCAGTCCTTGGCAAGTTCCCTGATACTCTTGCAAAAGCCCACCAGGAGCCTGTTCCAGCTCTCGCTGTTTACCTTGCCCCAGTCGGTTCTGTACATACCGAAGCCGTACTTCGCGTCTGCACTCAACGCCTTCAACTGCCCGTACAGCGAATCTATCGCCTCACCACTACTTCTTTTCATTCTTCCTTCTCCTTGTGTTTTTCTCTAATTGTGACATCACCTCGCGTCTTTCTGACCCTGCCGCCGTGCAGATAGACGAAAGCCTTTGCACCCTCTTCGCAATACACTTCCACCTCCGCATTGTCGTACATGTTGATAAACGCTCTCGCAAGGCCGTTTACAAATACAGTCGCCTCGCAGTCATGCCTTACATATATGTCGCCGCAGCTCTTGCCGGAGTAGGTCAGTCCTGCGACGCACTCTCCGTTTAATATCACCGTCGGCTTGTCGTCCGCAAGCACGTTCTCGTCCACGTACACGCCGTGGTCGTGAATGACATCTCCGAACTCCTTCCGTATCACTTCGCACGACGGAAAGTTGTGTTCTATGCAGAAGTCAATGCCTCTGACAAACTTCTCGACAAGCTCGTCTTTCGACGTGCCGTCGGCCCATTCGTCAGTCCATTGCTGGCACAGACCCAAGCCGACCGCCTCCGACTTCATCTTAGCCGAAAGCTTCTCTGTCTTTCTGTCCGCCATATTTATTCCTTATCCTGCTTTGTGTTTCGTTCGATATACTCGCTCATGGCTTTCATCTTTGCGGTCTGGTACTCCGCATCACCGACAACGGTAGTATCAACGAACATGCCGGTAAAGATAGCCTCTGCGTTCTTGCCTTCCGTTCCGTGAGTGCGCCAATCGCCTTTCTCGTCACGAACCATGCCGAGCGCGTCGATTGCTTCGAACATCGTCGTGCCGATGCCAAACTCCACCTTCCATCCGCCGCCGACCGTTTCGACGCAAATGTACGGAAGCGAGCCTCGTGTCAGATGCTTGCGGACATCCTCACGGATACCTTCCTTGTCGCGGAGTTCCTTCAACTCCTGCTTACTTAGACTGCGCGACTTCTTTGTAACCACAAAATTGCCGCAATATAACTTCTTTCCAAAATCCATATCTATACTTATTTAGTTAAACAATGTTTTATCTTCTTTAAAGGCATTTCCTTCGCCCGTATTCGCATATCAGCGTTGCATCGCACTTGTTATCGTCTACGTTCTTGCACTTGCTTGTACGTCTAAAATCTTCGGTCGGAAACAATCGTCTTGCGGCGTTGATGGATGTCGCCTTGTTGTCCGTGCTTTTCTTTCCGCAGTAACTCTTGATAACCTTATCGTGACTTATCCAAATCTCCTTCTGCCAAGTCTTCGGAGGTACAAGATGATAGGGTATCTCAAGCGCAATCAACAGACCTTGCAGTACTCCGAACGTTTCTCCGAACGAGAATGTGGACTTTGCCGACGAACCGAAGATGGCGTGTATCTCCTCCATACAGCACACGCAATTTTCCTCGCACACCGTCTTGATGTTTTTCAGAAATATCGCAATGTCGTGATAGTCGCAATCCTGTAAGGAGCAATACTCGCGCGTGCCGTCAGGGTGCATTACTGCTATGAAACCCTTTGAGCCAGGGTCTATGCCGATGTATGTCTTGCTTGCCATGTTATTTTACTCCTGTTGAATTAAAACCGTTGTCGCCACGCTTCTTGTCGTCATTTTCCTTGTCATCATTTTCTTGAATTTTGATAACACCGCTTACAAGTTCCGTATTCGGTATTTCCACAATGCGCATCTGCGCTATCCTGGTGCCGGCTGGGATAATAATGTTATCTACCAGAGAACTGCCTATCTCAAAGGTTTTTACGATTGCTTTCACCTCGCCAGTATAGCCGCTGTCTATCAAGCCGAGTTTTACATCGGCATCAATTCGCACCTCTTTAACAGATCCGTCATCTCGCAGTCGTTGAGCGTACATACCCTTGGCAGACATGCCGCTTCTTGGCTGTATAACTGCTGTCAAATGTTTCGGAAGCTGTATCTTAAAACCAAGAGGTATTGCGCAACGCTCCCCGTCGTACATCTTTACGTCTTCCTTAGTGAACACATCATACGCTGCATCGGCATCGTGCGCCTTTTCAGGCATCCTGCCGCCGCAAAGTTCTATTACTATCTTCTCTCTTTCCATTTTATTCTATTTTTGTTTATTTATTTCTTGCCGTTCCACTTTACAAACTCCTCACAAGCCTCATCTTCGCCCATCACGAACGTGTAGAGGTCTTTGGCGAGGCAATAAGGTGGGCTGTCTGCATCCTCGTCTGCGAACATCGCGCAGTCCTTGCACTTGTACTTACATTTATCTACTATCTCTTCCATAATTATAATCTTCCTCACTAATTTTGTAAAATTCCGCACTCTCGGAGTAATAGCCGTTACTTGTTCCAAACCATCGAATAGTGACATCCCCATGAAACGTTGCTAAATGATAAAATGTCCAAGTATAAGTATCTTCAATACATTCTTCATCTACAGGATAGTCGTTGTTTAACTCTTCCGCTGTCAGTATTTCCTCATTCAGTAAATCAGCGAAATCGCCGCAAATATCATCTATATATACATTCTCGCAACAGTCTTGATTGTGCGTCATAATGTAAAATTCTCCATCAGCTGTTTTGAAAAACAAAGCATCGTTTGAGTCATAAAGGCTTCTCTCGACCTCAACGAGTGTTTTTCCTTTTAGCACATCAATGTCGCGATAGTTTTCAAATCCCAAAAACATAAGCTATTCCTCCTTGTCTTTAATTTCTATAAAATCACCGACTCCCAAACGAGCGTTGTTGATGCAATTACATATCCAACCCATAAGGTATGCCTGGTGCTCATTTCTGCCGTTATACATCCTTTCCAAATCGCACGCATCGTTGATAGACGATAGAACATGATATGCCTCATGGCAGATATTTTTCATAGTCATATCGCTCTTCTTTGGAAAGACAACGAGATTGCCGAAGTATTTCCCTGCCTTACTCATACACTCGTCATAAACCATACCTCCGTAGTTTCCTTCACTCATAGGCTCGCCGTTGTGAACAAGAGGCTCGCCTTTCATGTTAGTAAAGCATTTGTCTATTTCTTCTTCCGACGTATTGTACATCACCCAAAGTTTCCTTGGGTAAATCTGCGGTGTATATTCGTAATATCCTTTCTTCTTCATAATTCACGAATTAGCTTAGTTATACGCTTGTATTCCTTAATGATTGGAGCATCAAACCATTGTGTTTTAACGATATATGTCCTACCTTGTTTTATAACTCCAACGAGTTGGGCATTACCCCAGACTCCATACAAATCTATACGATACGCTCCCTTATCTGTAGCCACAAGATAATAGGTCTCTGTACCAAACGACTCTTTGTTACCAGACGTTTCTACGATTTTATCGACAGAGTAAACAGTAATAGTGTCGTACAACTTACGATTGCCTCCTTGGAATCTCTGACTCCTGCTACACATTGCCAATAGCAACGTCGCAGCAGTTAATACAACGAATAAATATTTCTTCATATCTCAACTATTTTACTTTAACTATGTCAACTATTTCTATTGGCGCAATAGATTTGATATAATGATACCCTAACGGATCTGTATAGTTCAAGCTATTCCACCCTCTCCCGACACGAACATACGGAACCCTGCATGTACGGATGTTTATGCTATCCGCTTTGTCAGGGTAATGGATAACAATGGTTGCAGAATACCATACCGTATCGTCTTTAACAAATCCGCCGTTCTTGTATTTTTCACTTTGCCAAATAACAAAACCAAAGATTAAAACCGCTAAGGCAAAAAGTGATAAAAAACACATTTCTGCACTCCAGTCATTCAACCATCTTTTCACGTTCATATTGTGCAACCTTCCGATATGCCACTTAGAGCACAGTTCGCAGAAATACGGACGTTCTCCCATTGTTTTCAGCTTCGGGTTCTGCTCAAGAAACTCCCATGCCTCATCCTCGGTATCGTAGCCAACCTTCTGCTTCCACGAGTTCCCCTTGCGAGTCCAGTGCCTTGCGTCGGGATGCAGGGTGGAGTAGGGTGCTTTGTTGTGGTATCTGTTTTTGCTCATATCCATTTTACGGTTGTTTCTCCGTTGTAACCTTTCTCCCATACAAACCATGCGTAGCTGACTGCACTGCCGCCGCCATTTCGCATTGCAGCGAACTTGCCGTTCTTTGCGCACAACACTCTCTTTGAGAATTGCAGTACGTACTTAGGCGGCGTGTTCTTATAGAGCCTCTCGTAGCGTTTCTGACCCTCCAGGAATGTTGTCTTGAGAAACATCACACACAAACCTCCGTCGGGAAGCAAGTCAAGCGAGTGCTGTATGAACTCGAATGCGTACTTGTAGGGTGGGTTGGTCAGTATGCACTCGCAGCCGTCGGGCATCGTGTCTGCCTTGAAGAAGTCCTGCACACCGCCGTAGCCTCGGTCTATAAGGTCGGTGCTCACGACATCGTGCCCGAACTCAATAAGACGCTCTGACAAGCATCCAGTACCACAAGCGCACTCCCATATCTTCTTCGGCAACTCAAAACTGCGGACAAGTCTGTCAATCGCAACAGGGCTCGTAGCGTAGAAATCGTGCTCCTCACGCTCCTTGTCCGTGTGATTGCTCGCACCGATTGTTATGAAGGTGCTCTTGCCGTTTCCGCTCCAGTCCTTAGTCATTACTCAACCTGTTTATAACCCAAATTATTAAGTGTCTTGCGGATAAAATCCATTCCCTTTTGATAGACGAGTGTCTTGATGCTAATTTTCACACCGTCATGCGTTGTGTATTTCTGTTCTATCGTGCGGAAATATCCACAGTCAACATACTTCTGATATGGGAGATTGTTCCACATGAGTATTTTCGCGTTGCGCAGAATTTCAAACAACTTGTTTCTGCCGATGTTTTTGAAGTGGAGTGTATTCGCAGCAGCCTTGATGTCGATGGCGGTCTTGCTTTCAGCCACTGCTTCAAAGAACTCTACTTTCGGCTTCTGCATCTCAAGCTGTTTCTGCTGTGCTTCTATCTGCTCCTGCTGCTTGGCAGCAAGCATAAGAGCTTGGGAGAACGTCTGCGGAACGCCCGAACTCTGACGTATCTGTTGTTCCATGGCGTTAAAGGCGTTCATATACTCCAACTTAAAAGCCAACGCTTTCGACCCCGTAAAGCCCATAGCCAACAGAGTAAAGCCGTCCCTGTTCATCACGTAGATAGGCAGCTTCTTCACACCGCCACCAACAGGCATCGGCTGTTCCACCTCCGTAAGGGAAAACATCTTCGCAAGTTGCTGGTTCTCAACGAAAAGGGATTTTTCCCCTGTCGTAAATAAACTTTTTATAGCTTTAAGAACGTCGCTATGCTCCTTGCCAAATTTCTCTGCAACAATCACACTTGTCGTCAGAGCTTGGTTATCGTTGCTTCTAAATACAATCTCTTGCATATTGTTAGATTTTAAGTTACAATTACTTTTTGTCATTTATTGTTTCCACTCGCAGCTTGATGTGTTCATGCGAATTATACCAGGCGCATCTTTCCTCTGCCGGAGCATTTTTCGGCATACTTGTTTTGTCAAGTTCCATGATTGTAAGTATCGCATAGTTCGCAAGGTCAAGCAATGAGTCTCTCATACTCTCGTCCTTCACCTTCGCCTCGTCAGACATCAGAGACTTCACGCGCTTTAGCTTCTCGGACAGGTGCCCGTAGGCGTATGTCATACCGCACTCCGCAAACAATTCCGAGAAGCTATTGCCGTAGTCGTGGTTCTTCGCTTTGAAGGTGTCGTACATGCCGTTGGTAATGTCGCGGAACGCATCGGCATCTCCAGTTGGCTGTTCAGTAAACGCGGAAAGCTTTGAAAGAACGTCAATCGGATCAAGGGAACATCCGTAATGCTCCATACGGTATCTTTTACCGCCGCTGCGACTGCCGCCAAAAAAGGTGCTGTACGCCCAGTTGTTCTTCGGGTTCTCCGTGCTGAAAATAGGGTATAAATTAGCGTCGATGGCACGTCTTCCGCGTTGCATCACGTCGCTCAGGGATATGTAGAACGGTTTCTTCCAGATCGCATCGCTGCGCACCTTGATGTACTCGCCAACCCATGCGCGATGCGGGTCGTTCTTGTCGGCGGAGCTTATCAGTTTCGGACCGCCGCACACCTCGAAAAGCGGTACTTGGAGCGTTACATAATTTTTGTCTCCGTGCGGAGTTTTCAGCGTTGTCAGATACTGGATAAACTCACACATATCCGTAGCACCACGAAAGCTCGCTACTTGATGCTTACGCTCGATTTTGTTGTTGGGCATCCTAAACTTCAAGCCCTCCTTAATGTCCTCTCTGTTAATCATTGTTACTCCTTTCTTTGAACGGCACCCATATCTCCTCCATCTCGCGCAGCGCAAGCTCGTAGGCGTTTCTGTCTTTGTTTGTGGGGTTAGACTGCGCATGATAGTAAATGAGCGTGTACATGAGGCGGCGGAACGTGATAGCCGCATTGTAGTATTTCTGCGCATATTGCCCGAAGTTGTCAAGACAGAGACGGTCTAAACCGCGAGGCAGCATTTCGACTTTTATCGGACGCTCCAGCCACTTAGCATCAGTCGGATCGCCGTTGTTCAATTCTCTTTTCAGGTCGTACGCCTCATCCTTCCATCCGCTCAACGCACCGTCCAGCAAAGCTCTATCGGCGCGCTCTGTCTTTGGCTTTGGGCATTTCAGCAGACGCTGCAAATCATCCAATAACTCCTGTTTCATATCTCGTTCTTGTTTTTACCTTCTTGTTTCTTTGTAATGTCTGACATATAACGGTATATATTCCTCGCCATACCGTTACACCAGTCGTCAACAAACGGGTCGCTCTCGAATAGTGGCAGTTTCTTGAAGTCAGTCTTGAACCAATTAGTGAACTGCAACAACACATAGCGCATCACAGCTACATCATGGGCATTATCCATCGCTCCATCAAGATTTCGCAAAGCTCTTTCCGATAACTCGCGCAAATTGTGATACCCGTAGAGTATTCGTCTATTTTTATTTTTTTTCTTCATTTAAACCATTATTTTAAAATAACCTATAGCTTCTTTTATCGGCATACTAAACATGCTATCCTCTGTAATTCCCGACTTTATAATTCACATTCGTTATATAATTGATAAAGCGGATATGAGAGCATACATACAAGGCCCAGTACCATAAATCCAGCTACCAATGACTTGGTGAATGCAGCCGTTACGGCAGAAATAGAAAACATTATCACTCCGAATACCATCAACAACATGAAACGCCTGCGCCATCTGCGACGCTTAATCCTCGCCATCTTTTCCTCCTCCAACTCTTTTTCAAGTCTTTCCATGAGGTTTTCCATTCCGTTTCCCATACTTTTACAATTAATTTTACTACTTTTGCATCTGATAAAACCAGTCCGTAGAGACGGTCAATTCCGATTAACAGAAAATGAACGATTTATGTAGGTTTCAAATGCAGCCAAATCCCCGATAAACACGGGGTTTGTGTAGGTAGTGTATGATAAGGTTCTCAACCCCTATCCTCACATGCCTCTGAAACGAAGGTACAAAATAAGTTCTACAATCATACACAAACTCCCGTAAATACGAGGTTTTTGGTGCATTTTTATCCTACATCGAGTGTATAATAAATATACATAGCTATTCGGCGACAAAGAGACGTTCCACTTCCCAGTTTCGACCGCCAGGAAGTTAATAAAACCAAATATACATAAATATACAAGTTTACAGTTTTTAACAAATGGGAACATAAGTTTACACAAAGTCAAAAATCGGAAGAAAAAATTTTTAAAAGAGGTGACTATGCCGTCAAATAGTCAATTCTCAGGGGGGCGCACCCTGTTTTCTTTATATTATATGCAATAATATAACGTTAATAAGTGTTAAACGCACATTTTATGTTTCACGCTTGCCTAATATTATATAAATTTGTAACCGCTTGGAAATCAGCACTTTACACATTTATATTAATTCTCAAGGTGTATAAATATAATGTTTCACGACTCATTAAATATATTTAATTTTTGACAGGTTGTCACTGACAATTAAGATTTATTAAGTTAAAATTGTCACTTTGTCAGTCTTTATACATATAATGTATGTTTATACACCGCAAAAATCTTGTAATGTATTGATTTGTAGCACGTTAGCTATTTGTTAAAATTGTTAATTCACCTGTCGGTTGCATGTCTTTTGCTTTATATATAGTATAGCAATATAGTGTTGCCTGTCGTATGTCCCACGGCGCTGCACTGATAGAGATAGAGACAGGGACACAAAACAACAACCATTTAAATTTTACATCATGGGCAAAATTTTTAACAATAGCGTAATGGACGCTAAGAAAGAGAACACAAAGGAAAAAACCGCACGTTTTAACGCAGCAGAACAGGAACGACTTGCAAAACAACTGGAGGGCGAAACCTACGGCGACAACCGTAGCGAGATGTGCAAACTTATTGCACGTGCGGAGGCTGCCGCCGCCGCTGATATGGTCGGCGTGTATGCTGACTATGTGGTAAAATACACATTTGCAGAGTTGCGCAAGTTCCGCCGCCGTTATTTGTCAGTGTGTGAGAATGACGTTTGCAGAGTTGATGGCAAATTATCCGAAGTTGTCACACTCCGCCCACTGCTGAAGATTGGGGAGCGTTACTATTATAAGGAAATAGCCGACAAATCATTAGCACGTGAAGCGGCAAAGGTAGTCCGCCGCCTGTGGTTAGGTAGACAGGCAACAAATGGTTTTTCTTTCGTTCCGTCACAGACTGAAAAGGACAACGAAAAGGTTTTAGAGAAGAAACCCGTTACCGACTTACACACCGCCTTTATGTCTATGCAACGCTCAGTAACTGCTTTAGATTGGGCAAAAATAGAACAGGCGGCAAAGGAGCGCAAAGCGGAGGAGGAGCGCACAAATGAGGTAGAGACACTCAGAGCAAAGCTACTGAGCGGCAAAGCGACGCCGGAGGAGGTCGCAAGATTCGCCGTACTTGCAAAGTAAACAAGCACGTAACAAAGGTTTTAAAACCCTGTAGACTTACAGCCTACAGGGTTTTTTATTGCCCTTTGGTTACGTGCTGACAGGCACCACCGCCCACAGTGGAACGCTTAAACCGACACGCCGCACGTCTCAAGTAGCGGGCACGGATTTTTCCGTGACGGGTGAGAGAGCGTTTTTATTGGTTTTCACGTTGAAAATCTCAGTTGCAGTTCCGCAATGGTGAAGGGCTGTAGTTTTGCACTTAGCAAAGCAATCGTCAACGACAATTTATTTGATTGTTATCGGTTTTCCGTCCTGACAGACGGCACGACAAACCCGCTTTCTGGCTTGAATGTCAGTGGTCTCTACAACCAACGAAAGACAGGTGTCCCGTGAAGATAGAACGATGCTAAGACACGCAAACCTAATAATTCATAATTCATATTCTAACGTGTCACGAGCGTGCGAGCTGGTTACTCGCTAAATCGTCTGCAACGTGGTGGTTGCAGTGAGCTATACGCAAAAGGGCATACCAAAAAGAAATGCAGTTACCTGTCAGCTGCAAAGAAACAGGGCGTAACGGATGCGTGAAATCCGTGAGATGTGAGCCGTGAGTAAGGACGATAAAGACAAACACGGTGCCAAGATGCACGTCTCAGGCAAATAGGGCAGTCCTTGTGGCTGCTCTACTACAAACCAACAAATTTTAGAATTATGAACGAGAAAGAAATGATTATTCTTTGCGACGGCTCAACGCGGTACGCAGAAGTAGACGTAACAGAATTGAAAGACGGACGCTGGCGCGGAACGTGGAACGGACACAACCTGACGTTTCACGGCGGAACGTGGATGGAGTGACTGACGCCTTAAAATCTCCCTACGATTGTAGGGAACAATAACCATTAAATTTAGGATTATGACATTAAAGACATTCAAAGTACTCGACGCAATCAATCGTGAGGGATTGGATAACACTCAGTGGAATATCTACATGCACCTCGAACCTGTGAATACAGGAAAGTTTTACGGAACGAACAAAAACCGCACGCTGCCCGCAGGCGTTTGGATAGCCGTGTACAGGAAGCGTGGCGATACGCTCTGTTATTTCCGTTGTCTCAAGCCCGATTTGTGCCTTGATATATTCGGCGACGAGGAGCTGTTATTCTTCAACGTGAGCGATTAGCCTAAAAGGTAGCCGACAGGCTGCCACCATTAACCATTTTATTAACAATTAAAAAAAAGAATTATGAAAGAGTTTATTTATTTCTCAACCATGTGCTATGTAGTATTTTACGCTTTGTGTCTTGGTTACTCAATCGTATAATAGCGAGCGTCCAAAATCATGGCAGTCATTGAGCTGCCAACAATACCAACCAATAAAATTATAAGATTATGAAGAAAAGACAGATTATCTATTCAAGTACGATAATTATGCTTGGAATTATCCAGTTGCTCCCGTGTGTGTTGCTTGTAAGCAGTACGATAATTGGGAATGTGCTTGGAATTTTCTACGCTCTTCTTGTGACGTTCGTCTGGACGAGTACGAAAAATGGTCGATGGTTCTGCGTTGAGCTGTACCGCAGTACGCTGCGCTTGGAAAAATTCCTGTTCGGCTGTAACGTGGAGAGTGATTAGTACGATAATTGTGCTTGGAAACTTTCAGCCTAAAAAACTGCCTGCGAATTAGGCAGTACGATAAATAACTAATAAAAACAAATGAATTATGGCAACACGAAGAATTAAGTGCGAGGGTTCTCTGTTCATGGAGAGCGTATTCGCGAAGATGCAGGAAATCTACACACACGTTGAGTTCCTTGGTTACGACGGCAAATTCCTGACCGTGGCTTACATTGTCTAAAACCATGTGCGCACGCAATATGTGCGCACGGACTATTAACCAATAAATTACAGAATTATGACAGAAAAAAGACTCACAGAGGCGAGAAGACTCGCAAAGGAAATTCTCCCTAAGGTTCAGAAGATGCAGCGTGATATGTATTTTAACAATCATGTAAACGTGTGCATTGAGCTTTACAACTCCGGCTACAGCTTTTATGTAGATGTTTACAGCACGAGCGACAAGAAGGGCGAGAGCAGGGATTTCCGCGTCGCGTCTTTCAGATTTTACGATTTTTACGAGGCGGAGGAGAACGACGAAACGTTCGAGCGTCTTGCGGAGTACGTAAAGAAGGAATCCGCAGCCTAAAAATCCCCACGATTGTGGGGTCTATTAACCAACCAAATCACATAATTATGAATACAGAGAAAAATTTTGTAGTGCTTGAGTTTTACCCGAGTTTTACACCGAGAGTTGAGCGTGAGTTTACGACCCGTGAGGACGCAGTGAAGTTTGCGGAGCTTATGAAGAAAAGCGAGACAGGCAGACATACCTACGCTGTATTTTCACGCATCGAGCCGTAGAGCCTGAAATCGGGCGGTACGATAATTCGTGCCGTCTGCCATTAACCAAACAGAATTATTATGACACAGAATTATTTCGTGTTCCCTCCTTTTGAGGTGTACACAGGCGAGCAGCTTACAAAAGAAGTCAAACAGGGTTTAATTGCCCGTGGTTTGAAATGCGTTGCGGTTGTCTTCAACTGCGAGAGTTACGAAGATTTCGAGCGCAAATACTTCGGCAGATAGCCTAAACAGCGGAGATATTTCTCCGCTACTATTAACCAAATTTAGAGAATATGACAAATTTAAAAATCACAGAAGAGAATCCTTACTTCGACTACGAATCTCCAAACGAAGAAGAATACATTACCTACAACAAGTCGGTAAATATCGACTGCCAGAAGATAATGAACACAACGGCGGAAGATATACTCGCACACCTTAAAGAAGGGATAGGAACAATGACGTGTAGCGGAGAGGAGAGATTTCTCCCGTCGCTGCACTTCGGAGGGTTAGAATTGAGTCTCCAGCTGAATTATAACTTGTGGCGCATCCGTTCTGACAAAAAGGACAGCTACAAGGATATTGACAATTCGCCGATGACTCAGGCTGAGTTCAATCAGATAATGGGCACTGGCAACGACTGCATGAACACCCTATTTGATTTTGCGGCGAAATTTGCGGGCGAGAAACATTGGTCTGTAAAGCCGGGGCAGATAACCATAAACAGGCTATTGCTTTGGCTGGATGACATCGCCGTCAGACACGAACTGAACGCCACAGGTGTTTATTAATCCGTCTAAAACGAGCGGAGCGTGAAGCTCCGCTGCTATTAACCAATGAAATTTTAGAATTATGAAAACAGAAATTCCCTGCCCTATCAACGAGAAAGACTTATGTAGCGACGTTCTCTTCGACGATCTTTTCGACGATAATACGTATTGCTGCGACGGACACGGCGTGCTGATAGGATTCATCCATCGTCACGTTGTCAAGATAAGTTACAGATACGGCTCAAGTTCCGTACGCCTCGAAGTTCTCGACCATCCGCTCAGCTCGGACATCAAGTCACGGATTATCCAATGGCTTGAAATCGTCTGCACCGGTGTCAACGAAAATTCCCTTGATGCTAACACAAAGCTACACACCACTGTCTTTTACTACGAGAACACGCGTATCAGTGATATTATCTTCAAGTACAGCACGGACGAACCGACCTAAAAAGCCTCCATCCTCGGAGGCACATACAAACCAATTAAATCATTGAATTATGCTAAGAGACAGAAATTGCGACAAGAATTTTGAACGTTCGTTGATGTATCAGATAAACAAGGCAAAGATTGCAGCTCGCAAGATGCACAACGCACGTATGACCGACTACAATGATCCGAAATCTGAGAATGATTTTCACGACGCTATTGTTGAGATTGTAGCCATTGCTTATCACGATTGAGCCTAAACAACCCGTTACGTTTTGTCACGGGTTCATTTTATCAACCATTTAAAATTTTAGGATTATGAAAAAGAACCCACGAGATTACAAAGTGAACGGCAAAATGTATGCTTACATCCTTGACTCCATCTCTTCCGATGATGTAGATGTAGAGTCTATGTCTGACAAGGAGCGCATTGAGTTTGCGCTTGATATGTTCTACGATGAAATCTACAAAAACGACAGGCGCAGAATGTCTACTCTGGAGAAACTGACATACTGGATTAGTGGTCTGTGCTCTACTGTGAGTGTTACCTTTGCAGATTACGACATTGCACAGCTTGGCAAGGAGTGGGGTTATTGCAGAACAGACGCAAGAACCTCGCAGTTTGTACATACATGGTTTGAGCGCATCGCCAATGGTATTCTGCGCCTTGCAAAGATTTACGGCGTGGATATGAGCCGTTTCCGTCGCTAATGCCTTAAATCCTGCGTGACGATTGCACGCAGGAACTACAACCAACAAATTGAAAATTATGAAAACATATTGTGTAAACCTTAAAGAAACCTCTTATGGTTTTGTGGAAGTACAAGCCGACAACGAGGAAGAAGCGAAAGAAATAGCTTACAAAGCATGGCTTGACGGCAACGCCAACATGGTCGGAAGTGTAGATTGCGAGCCTTTATCTGTGGAAGAGTCCTAAACAGGGCGCACTGAATTTGTGCGCCTACATTACAAACCAACAAAAATAAGATTATGAAGAAGAAAACTTACAAGACGCTTGCCGGCTTACTTAGAGCAAACGGCGCGCAGCAGTTTACAATGAGCGATTTTTTGAGCGGAGAGATATACAAACGCAGGTATGGCGAATATGTCAAATTCGAGCTTACCGACAGCGCTCTGCGTGAGCTGTCTGACGGCTTCTGTCAAGCTCTGGGCTGTCAGAAAAGAAAGTACGACGAGGTATTCCACAATATGAAGTACGGCAGAATCGAGAGATGTGGCATACTTTCTCGTCTGTGGGTTGAGCTGCGTAGCAACAAGCCGAGCTTTACCTATTGCGTAGGACAGGACGGAGATTACGAGTATCCGCTTGTCAAGAGAATCCTGTATCGTGGTTATTGAGCCCCAACAAATCTGTGCAGCCTACCTGCACAGAACAACGTTTAACCAAATTAATTTCTGAATTATGGCAACAAAAAGAGCATCCGAAAGGAGAAGCAGAACGCTTGCGCAGCAGGCTAAGTCCTACGAGGTGGCAGGCGAGTACGAAATGATGCAGATAATGCACAACTCGTGGATAAACGGCAATTTCTCCGACTTCAAGCATTATTACAGAGTCTTGAGAATGGAGGACAGACGCAAGTTTGTACACTATCTCTACAACAGCACCGACGAGGGCACATTCTACAAAATGATTGACTCGCTCATGTTCGGTTAGCCTAAATCAATCCTCACTCCCACGGGTGGGGATTTCTATTAACCAACATTTAGAATTATGACAGAAAAAGATTTTTTAGACAAGTGTCATGACGTTCTTCATAATTTTGAAGACAAAGATACTTTTGACAAGTGTATTTGTGAGATTTTACATTCAGGCTGTATTGACCTTGAAAAATGCCCTAATAATTACATTCCTATTTATTGGGTGATGGGCGCATTATTCAAACGTGCTATGTCACAATGTCTTGATGGCTCTATTGACAAGAAGACGAAAAGAATAGCCCACAAGGAGGCTAAAAACATAGCATGGTTTATTCCTTGGTGGTTCTGATTAGCCTAAAAGACTCTCCCTTGTGGAGAGTGCAAGTATAACCTAAAAACAACGAATTATGGAAAAGAATATTGTAGAGTATTGGATGTACAAGGGCGAGATTACCGAAAAGGTAGCCGACTACATCAGTGTCAAGAATTTTGCCAAAGCGATAGAGGCTCTTTATCGTGAGTGTTTGGAAGACTACGAGAACTCTGAGGACATAGAGGAATACCTTGCCGATTTCGAGGGTTTCAATATTCAATCTCTCGCTTGGGATTTTACCAAGAAAGCAAACAGAGATATGAAAGAATACCTCCACATGCAAAATCATCACATGGTCGGCAATTTCGCCGACATCGAAGGTGACTATCCCGCTCACATCACGGGCACACGTTGGTCTTCGGAGTATGCCGGCGACGACTACTTCCGTCTGTTCCCTCAAATGGTTGCACGTTTGGATGCAGCGGAAGACAGCAAGCAGGCTGACGAGGACAGGGCGTGTCTCATGGATTGGTATTTTGACGCCTTCGGAACGTTCGGCATCAAGTACAATTTCCAGGGCTTTCTTTCGGATATTGCCTATAGGCTCGAAGGGCAGCACGTTGCCGCATAAACCGCCTCCCTTCGGGGAGGTACGATTAACCAACAAATTATAGAAGTATGGGAAAACCTGTCAGAACAAAATTGGAGATGTGGACTTCATGGGGTTATTGTATGACTCCGCAGATATTCAGTTCGAGAAGCGAGGCGTTGCAGTACGCACGTGAAATGCGTGACAACGGCTATATTTTCGGTTTCAGAGCATCTCCTGCCTAAAAAGTCCGCAGAAATGCGGACGCTATTAACCAACAAACAGAAGAATTATGGCATTACAATGGAAATGGACTGACAAGATGGGCAAGGCAATCATCCGTCAGGACGAGAGGAAGTACGAGATTGGCATCTACGGCGGCAACGCTCTTGCGATATTCATCAGTGAGGGCAAAGACTCATACCAGCTCTACAATTTCATTACGGACGAAAGACACCTCGGCATCATTAAAGAGAACGAGTTCAAGATGTTCTACGACGAGGTGGTGAGCATCGAGCTGAACGTATGCAACAAGAACGCACTGAAGATACTCCCTCTCCTCGCAAAGGAGGCGGGCGAAGTGCGCTGCTACTACAATGAGTCAGAGTAACATGGCTTATCCGTTGGGGAAAGAAACCACAATCGGAGCGACACCGACAACGGAACAATATTAACCCTATAAAAGAATTGAATATGAAAGAGCTAACGATTAAGGTGTACTCCTTTGACGAATTGTCGAAGGAGATACAAGACAAGATTATCGAGCGTGAACGCTGGGATGTTATGGATAATGCTATGGAATGTAGCAGAATGGAGTTCGATGATACGCTTAAAGAATTTGAGCGTATAACCGACTCTCGCGTAACATGTTACGATGTCGGCTATTGTGGTTGCAACTTCGGTAGAGTTTGCAGTGACAAGCTGGCATTTGAGGGGTTCGACCTTGAAGACCTAAGCGGAAAACTGTTGTTCCGTTACATCAGCAACGAAATCATGCCGTACCTGATACGTGGAAAGTACTACTCAACCTGCGGCAAGTACGACAAAAACGGCAAATACACTTACAAGTCGCGTCGCAGCAAGGTTTTGATGGAGAGTTTTGACGGCTGTCCGTTGACCGGCGTATGCTACGACTGCGATGTTCTTGAGCCGCTGTTTGACTATTACCGCAACTGGGCACGCCCCGAATACCGCAGCCTCACGTTCCGTGACGTCATGGAGAGATGCTATGATAGTCTTTTCAATACTCTTTACAAGGAGTATGAGTATCGAGCAAGCGACGAATCGGTACGAGAAGAGCTGTCGGCACGAGAAGATTACTACTACGAAGACGGCACAAAGTGCGAGGGCTATATTTATAGCGCAGCCTAAACCGAGGGGCTTGTCCCCTCACCACGAACTAAATTATAGAAATTATGAAGTATTATGTATCAATTACAGAAACGCTCAATAAAATTGTGAGCGTAGAAGCGAACAGCGTAGAGGAGGCGGAAAATAAAGTTGCTGAAAAGTATCATGCCGACGAAATAACACTCACCTCTAAGGATTATGTCGGCGACGAGATAGAAGTCGATGACGAGCAGGACTACTATCGAACTATTGATGCTATGCGCCACATCTACGAGCACGTGGATTAGCCTAAAAAGCGCAGCTAAGAACTGCGCACATTAACCAAAACATAAGAATTATGAACAACGTAAGATTTATTCGAGGACAATATGAATGGCATCTCGTTGATGAGAAAGACAACGTGCTTCTCAACATTCCAGATGGTATCATTGACGATTGCGAGACAAAGGCTGATTTGGATTTCGTTATAAGAGACATTCCAAGACAGGCATTGCAAGCAGTCGAAGAAGGGGAAGAACTCTATGGATGTGACGTAAACAAATACGTCAGCGACATAGATGATGACTGCGTAACCAAGCTAATGATAGATACCCTATCAGAATACCTCGGGTTTACAGCCTAAAAGCCGTCTGAAGACGGCACTACAAACCAAACCTTTAAGAATTATGTATGTATCAGAACTATCGAGAGAACAACTTGTAGAGTTAAAATCCACCATGCTCGAAGCCATACTCGGCTACGAGCCGTCATACGGAGAGCTTGTCATTGCTGACGAGCTTGTGTCTGACGAGCAGGTGGAAGAGGAGTACGGAGGCGTGTGTTTCACGTCTGACGACTTCTTTTGCTCAATGAGCTAACCTACGGCAGCGCAGCCTAAAAAGGCGTGCCGGAAGACCACATTCATTTCAACAGTAGTGATGATCACGAGTCTTCCCACTGACGCGAGTCAACTCGTGATCTCACGACTGTTTCACATCAACATCGTACAGATATGCGCCAAGGTCTTCGGCACGCCACACATTTATTAACCAAAAACATCAAGAATTATGGAAATTGCAATCATGGACTATCAGACAGGTACAATCAACGTAATCAAAGGTTGTCCTGCCGAGTGGAAAACGGAAGATGTAGAGAATTATCTTTACGATACTCTCGGCTACAAGGAAAGCGACATTTATTACATGTGCAGCGATTGCTCCGTAACATACCAAGAGAAAAATTACGTTCCCGAGCCAAAGGTGCGCACGTTGTTTGACGGGTGGAAAGAACTGAAAGAGATGCACCCTGGCACGTTGCTGCTCTACCGCATGGGAGATTTCTACGAGTGTTACAATGAAGACGCAATAGATGCGTCCAAAGCTCTCGGCATCACGCTCACGGATACGCACACCAAAGGAATCCGCAGGATAGCGGGCTTTCCGTATCATGCCCTCGACACGTATCTACCCAAACTGATACGTGCCGGCTATCGCATCGCTATATGCGACAGATTTGACATTCTGAAATAGGAGCGTTGAAAGCACAGCATTTTGCCTGTAGCAGCCTAAAAGAGTGGAGTGGTAACACTTCACTGCGTATTAACCAAAAACGAAAAAATATGAATAGAATTATTGAAGATGCAGGGGAAATGGTCTACAACGGAGCAAAGTTTTACATTAATCTCGAAAAGCGTTCGCTGTCCGTAAACGGCAAGTATCTGATAAAGGACGGAAAGCATGAGCTTCCGCTCGGATGCTGGCACAAAGAAGATTTCCCCGAGGAAAAGATGTTCAAATCTCTTGAACTCCGCTATCGCGACTACAAGCACTCGATACCATCAGAGCGTTCGGAGTCGCACCGGCGCAGATACTTCAAGGCATTACGAGAGGACGAGCTATCCGACGAGGATATGATGTACGGAGTGCCGCGCGAGTTCGCACGCTACGAGCTTGAATCGTTCTTACTTGCAATGATTATGATTGGAGCGTTAAAATGGCACGAGGAGTGGGGTAGCTGGTTCTACCAATCTCCCAACGACAAGGACTTGATTATCCTGCGCTCATGGGTTGAACCAAGCAAATCGTAGCATTTGGTCGCAGATGGTAGCATTTGCTATAAACCGCCTAAATCAGAGTGGGATGTAAATCTCACTCACATTTTAACCATTTTATTAACAATTTAAAAATAAAAGAATTATGAAAAGAAATGTAATGATTTCAGGTGAGTTCACTATCAACGAGGTAGCAAACGCTAACGGCGCAGGTCAGCAGAAACCCAACAAGAAGTCGGCACAGGCACGTATCGAAGCTCTCAAGGCTGCGGGCGTGGATGTTTCCAACTACTTCCCTATGGGCGAAGAGATGATTGTCCGTGTCAAGGACGGCGTTCCGACACAGGTACTTGACGACGACCCTGTTTTCTCTCGCATCATGGAAGGACGCTACATCGCACACGGCAAGCTCTATCGCCGTTGGGTTATGGCACAGATGTTCCACATGCTCCGAGAGATGAACGAGGGCAAGTGGGATTCTCCCAACTTCACGGAGGTCTTGCAGAACCGCGGATACGAGTATTCGTGGAAGATGGTGGAGCAGGAGTTGCTTGCGCAGTATAAGATGTTCAAGCATGGTGACATGGAGTCGTTCGACGAGCGCAACCGCTGGTTCAACAAGGACGTTGTGACTGAAATGGCAGAGGACTACCTCGACCTTCTCCGCAAGGTTGTTGGGGAAATCAAGGAGCGTAAATGCCGTGGTCGCCTCTACAAGCGCATCTTCGGCAAGAACGTGTTCTCTGACGAGATTGAGAACGTTGTGTTCGCTCCGATTGCATGGGCTATCAGAGCAATCAGTGACTCCAAGTCCGCATATCAGCTCTACAAGGCTGTCGCAGCGTTCAACCGTGACCGTCACAATCTCCGTTGGCAGACCAAGCAGTCAAAGGCGTTCACCGATGCCTACAAGGGTTCTGGTGCGTACTTCACGATGAAAAACCTCATCCTGTTCCACGGCGCACGCTTCAATGGCTGCACCACGGGAAAGCAGTCGCTCGCACGCATGGAAAATCTCGCCTCGAACCTCGAAGGTTGGGAACTCCTCGGTGCAATGAAGCAGCTCATCAAGGACTCTGGTATCTCTGTCGAAAAGAAGATTGCCGAGTGGAAGAAACAGCCTGCATCTAAGAAGTAGTACGCAGCCAAGAAGGAATTGCCGTTCCGTCTGCGGTGGCTCGGCATCATTTATGAAAGCTTCGCAGAAGAAGGTGCCTTTCCATCTTAACCGATGGAAGGAACCTTCCTTGCAAGCTTTGAAATCACTCGCTTACAGACAGGCACCCGTCCGTGAGCCGCAGACAAGCCTAAACCTATCCGTTGTTCAGCAGCGGATAGTCTATCAACCAAAATTTGTTTATTATGAAGTACAGAATTGTTTTCTACACCTTCGAGTACGAGGGTGTGAACGCAGCGTTAGACAAGTCAATGCCTATGTCACGCTATGCCTGCCGTAAGTATCTCCGCGAAAACGGATGGAAGTACGAGAAATCACGATGGCGCAACGGCTTCGGTTCGTTCGCCGCCATCGTGGAGTACAAGACACGCTCCGCAGCCTAAACCACAAGTGGTTACACATCGTAACCGCTTGACTTATTTACAAACCATTAAATAACAACAGAATTATGAAAGAAGATAAGATTTTAGAGATGTTTTTCGCCCCCGAACGCTGGCAGTATGCAATCGCCAAAGGTGTTGTCAAGGACATATCCAAGGGCGTGCTCTATAAGCTCACCAAACCCGAGGCGCGCGCACTCATGTATCAGCGTATCCGTGACGGCAAGTACAAGATTATGCCGCCACACACAGCGCAGATACCGAAGGACAACGGCGAGTTCCGTACCGTGTATGTGAACGAGCCTGCCGACCGAGTGTTGCTCTCCATAGCTAACGACCTTCTCTTCGAGCTTATGCCCGAGATGGTTCATCCGAGCTGTCGCTCGTATCAGAAAGGTATCGGCTGCGGTAAGGTGGTACAGGAGGTTTCACGCCGTATGTGTGCGTTGCAGACCCCCGATGTGCTCGGCTTCAAGTCCGATTTGTCGAAGTATTTTGACAGTGTTCCGTTGGAGTTCGTTGACGCAGCTTTTGACAAGGTGGAGGAAAAGTACGGACACTCGGCTCTGATAGACGTTCTTCGCGACTACTACCACTCCGACCTGTACTTCACTCCCGAAGGTGAGCTGCACGAGAAGTATCAGTCGTTGAAGCAGGGTTGCTCCGTAGCCTCGTGGCTCGCAGACGTAATCCTGTATCATATCGACGAGAAACTATCGCAGCTCGAAGGCTATTACGCCCGCTACTCCGACGATATGCTTTATGTCGGTAGTGACTACGTTAAGGCGATGCACATTCTTACGGAGGAGCTTGGCAATATGCAGATGAAACTCAACCCGAAGAAGGTGGAGTATCTTGACGCAAACCATTGGTTCAAGTTTCTCGGCTATTCAATCAAGGGCAGCAGCATATCGCTTTCCTCTACACGCATCAAGACGTTTCAGAAGGAGATAGAGTTGCGTTCGTGCTGTAGACGGGGTGCAACGCTCACGACATCGGTAAACATGATTAACCGATACCTCTACAAGGGTTATGACGGTCACTCATGGGCAACGCAGGTCCTCCCGATAATCAACGTAAAGGAGGACATCGACACGCTGTCTACGTTCATTCTTGACGCTCTGCGTGCTACCGCAACCGGCAAGCGACGCATCGGAGGTCTTGGCTTTGCAAAGGAGCAGAAGGTGGGATGTATCTCACGAGGACGAGGAAAGAATGTCACAACTAACAGAACTAAGACACCCGAGCGTATTGACGGCTTTATGTCGCTCGGTCTCATGCGCAACGCATTGCTGACCTCGCGAGCTGCATACGACACACTTGTAGCCAATCTCTGACAAACGCCTAAAAACGGATGCAGCCCAAACGCTGCATCCACAACAAAACCTATATGAATTTCCGAGAACACGGAACTGCACAGCGCAGGATGACATATTTATATACCCGCCTCAAAGATACGGGATTTCCTCTGGACAATCCAGAGTGTATCCCGTATTCTAAGGCTGGTACAATCAAAACTTTACAGAAATGTTCCACGGCGTAATGCCTGTGCAAGGCGGCGCACACCGCCCTCGGCTTGAAGAATGGCATCCGTTTAGCGCTCAGGTTGCTAACTATGACGACGTCTGTGCGAACAAACAGCGTCGTCATCGAGAAACCTGACCTACATCACTCGTTTATATCCATGTGCCACAGCCATCGTTCAAGCCCACTCACGTCAGCGCAGACGTTCGTCTTCCCCGAAGGAGTACATTTGCTACACCAAGCTTACACGCGGCGCTTGGATGGTTATCACCATCTCGCTCGCCGCGTGCTTGCTTGAGTTCGACCAAACCCTTACAGCCATGCGCCACACTCCTTGTGGAAGACAAGCCATTGCAAGCCTAAATCGGGCACGATGGGGAGACAACGTTTATATCCCAGTAGTCAAGGGTAGATTATACAGGTTTGAACAACCTGTATAATCCGCCCCTCCCACTGGGCTAAATCAGATACTTACAGCAATGCACCCGTCTCCAATCGTGCCCACAATACAACCAACGGAATTTTGCGGTTCCTTATGACGTGCCGTGCAGCCGACTTTAATGATACCGGTTTCGTATCATCCGCCGTCCACCAGGTTGACACCTGGCTCCCTGCCGATTTCTCAGCCGGTACATATCAAATCCTTACAGTCACGCAACACGGCTACAGGCACGTCATTACTTTAAAAAGTACAGCATTTATTCGTGAAATAGCGACAAAAACGCTACCTTTGCATTATAAACCAATCACAAACCAATCAGCAATGTTTGCCTTAACGACCTCGTATTGTAGAGGTCGCTATTAACCAATAAAATAGATAAAATTATGGCAGTAACAAAATTTGTAAGAGCGCAGGACATTCTCAAGGAGAAAGGGTTCAAAGCGCCACCGTTCGACACGGCGGGATTTCAGAACGCAGTCGTGGAGTTCTTCCAGAAGAACGACGTGTCGGCAAAGCTAATAGTCGCATCTGTCCGCTTTATTGAATTTGACGATGCACCGCAAAGCGGTTTTGTGGTAGCCGAAGAAAAGACATTGTATCGAGAAGAACCGAGAAGTCACTATAGCAGAAAAGGGAATTTGATACACGACGAACCAGAGATTGTGTACTTTAAAATGCACAAGATACCAACATTCTTGGCCCCTTATATAACACAATACGAGGAAAAAGACGTTGATGGCGGGAAGTATATACGCCATCCGGCTATCTTTGTTGATGAGCCTTACGCAACAAATGCCGTTGGACTCCTAAAAATGGCAGGGTTCATTGTGAGCCGAAAGTACAACTGGAAAGGGTTCTCAGCACATACCGTCACTCTCGTCTAAACATTAACCAAGCCCTACGCAACACGGTCAAGCGATATGAAATGCCCAACAACAAGGAACAAGAACAGATAGACGGCATCCGTAAGGACTTCGCAAAGCGGGTCTACGACCTATATATCAATGCCGCCAACGGAAAGATTGATACCTACGACAAGTTTCTGACTCGTTTGGAGTGGCTTGAAATAGACTACTCCGACGCATTGTCCCCATACGGAATATACGAAGACCTGTGTCCTGACGACTTCGATTTGGTGAAAATGGCGATAGAGGAGGGCACACCCCTCAAGGACTTCGCCTATCAATGGTTGAACATATACAATATCATTGAGTTCGCCAAAGTGGATACAAGTTCGCTCGTGCCTCCCGTATCCGATAATCAGCCAAGTGACAACGCCTAAAACAGACCCTCGCCGAGGGTCGCAATTTAACCATTTAATTCATTAATTATTGTAAAACCACTGCGCCCATACCGAAGTAATATTATAAATAACATTAACTTTGCGTTGCAGGCGCACTAAATTTCAAGAATTATGACACAGCTACTTAGCACAAGACGCTGGATGGACTTGCTCACTCCCGAGCAGCAGAAAACCTACTCCAGCGCAATCCGAAAAGGTTACTTTGCGACTTATGACGGCTATCGTTGGCGTCACGAGTTCTATGGAGCTTTCATCTGGAAACACCCTGGACGCGTGAAGATCATTGATAAATTCAAGCAGGTTATCGGTCGTGCACCATTGTGGGAGGACATCACGGACGACAACCTGCGAGACGTGAAGGAAGAGCTGGACGCTTCCTATGCGCCGAACTCTGTGCGTACAATATGCGCAGAGATTAACGCAATCATCCGTGAGAATGCAGAGTCGAAAGACATTCCTTCCATGTCCTATGCCCGTGTGCTGCGTGCAAAGAAGGTGGTGGTACAGTCCGTGTTTCTCACCGACGAGGAGATACGCAAGATACACGAGTATCGCCCTAAGACAGTACGCAGACGACATGCAAAGCGCATCTTCATGCTTGAATGCCTTTGCGGAGCACGTTTCTCCGACTGCCTGCGCCTCTCGCCCGTAAACCTCTCTTCTGATGGTCGCACCCTGACTTATGTATCAAAGAAGACCAACCATGAGGTGACGGTTCCCGTGCACCCGTGGCTAAGGGAGTATCTCGTTCCGTCTTCACCTATCGAACCGCAGTCACTTGCAGTTCCTTCCTACAACGACGCGATACGTTTCTTCTGCCAATCATGCGGTATCGACCAGCAGGTTAAGGTGTACCAGGCAGGTCGCGAGCAGACAGGCCCGAAGTGGAAGTTTGTATCAACACATACAGGTAGACGCTCGTTTGCAACCAACCTGTCGTTGAAGAACGTACCGTTGGAGCAGATAGCGTTGATGATGGGTCACTTCACGGGCAACGCCCCGGATGTTTCCATGACGCAGCGATACATCGTGACGCGACTCCAGCTGTCGCCCGCAGCGTTCCAAGCGTTTATGATTCCTGGTGCCGAAAGAGCGGCGGCAGAGAACGAGGCTTACAACAACCCGACAAACAACTTCGATGACTTCGACGACTTCGATATTCCCGAGGACGAACAGCTCGTTATCCCCGAGAGACCGCAGACCGAAGCTTCGTAAACACATGACGCACCACAACGCCTAAACATGGTGGGGATTTGCTTTTCCCACCAACCGATTTTACTAACATTATTAACATTCATAAAAGTTCACTAATTATGAAAAAGCTATTACATGGCAGCCTTATTACATTGGGGCTTACATTGCCGCTATCATGCTCCGTGTGCCCTATAGGGCCTTCCAAAAGCCACGCCGACAGCAGCCTTTATTTTAACGACCAAGTAAAATTAGGCGATACCGCGGTAAACCTTGTCAAGTCGGGCGTTTTAACACCTGACATTGAATCTTCAAACCTGTTTCACCTTACAAGCAATTCTTTCGCAGGTGTAAACTTTCGTCAAAATATCGTTGCCACAAGGAACGGTATTGTAAATGGGCTGTTTTATTTCAGCGACAATTATAATGACGAATCTAAATATCAAAACGAACTGAAAACCTTGTTCGAAAATATTGGTAAGACATACAACAAGCAGACAAAAGATACTACTTACATGGTAAGTGGTAGTATGCTTGATGCTTATGTTCACGAATACGAATGGGAGTCTCCAACAAAAAAAATCTCTCTTTTCCTAAACAAAAAAGAAATGGGGTTGTCGGCGAGTGCATACGACATTCAGCTGTATATAACCATACAAGACAGTATTGTCAAGAAATATGGTTTCTCTCATCTCTTTAATCGCGAGCCTTAATCTCGCATCATCTAAAAGACTCTGGCAGACCCTGCGAGGATTAACTGACATACCTTGCAAGGTTCCAACAAAACCAACCTCAGCCCTACCGCAACACGGACAAGCGGAATGATTATGAAAAAAATGTATTTTACGAGCAAGAAGAGTTTTCTTGTTGAACAGAACCCTGACGGAACGTTGCTCATTACCAAGACCTCAACAATGAAGCCTTTGGAAAACGCAGGCTCGTTCATCGTCTCGCAAGGAGGCATCGAAACAATCCTCTCGAAGTGCAAGGAAGTCACCGACGAGGAGTTTCTTGAAGACCGCAAGCAGCTCCTTATGCGCGACGAGCAGGCAAAACTGCGCTCCCAGGAACTCGCCCTTGCCAACCGCAAGCGTCACGAAGAGGACTACAAGGCTGTATTCAACGACAGCACAGTTGAGACGACAGCGGAGAATATACGCATACTTCTATGCTACCTCAACGACATCAACTGGGGAGTATGGCAGCTTCCGTCGATGACTATCGGCTACACCTGCAATCAGTACGACTGCGACGGCAAGACCGCAACGACCATCACGCTCGACACTCCTATAGAATATCGTGGCGAGCAGGTATCGCAGTTCCAGCACGGAGCACCAAGCGGACACCTCCGCAACTATCGTAGAATATAACAAAAAAACAATATGATTACTAAAGAATTGGCAAAACAGCTTATAGAGCAAGCAGAATATAATTGCTCTGGAGAAAAAGTAGAGTACAATATAGACGACATACAAGCACTTAGTAAGGACGGTGTTTATCTCGTCTTTGCATCATCCGAATCCTGCAAGACATCTTTTGTCTGTTACGAAGAAGATGGAACGGCTTATTTTCTCGATGATTGGCAGGGCAGCTACCCAACCAACGAAGAAGAAATTGCAGACTACAATAATTGGGTAACAATAGATTGGAAGGAGTCACCCGTCATTTTCAATGGTCTCCCCCGAGCCTTATACGTTTTGTAAAAATCATTCAGCCCTCGACAACACGGCAAGTCACTTAATATGGAGAAAATAGAAGTTAGAACATTGGCGCAGCTGGTAGAATTTATCAATGAGCGCGACGAATGGTCAAACGATGTAACCGATATTATTGAGAGCAATGGATGGCAGGACATTACGGGCGAAGAGCGTGGTGTATGTCTTGATGCTGGAGGCAATGAAATGGTTATCATCAATGACAATGGCCTTGCAGAAATCAACTATGACCCAAAGTCTTGGTATGGTCTCGAAGATTAGTCAAAGGAATCGTCATTATAACTAAGAATATCATGTACGAAATAATAGATGTAATACACGACTATCTGTTTGTTACGCTCCGTCTGCGCGATGTACGGACGGGCGCAATAAGAGATTGGCAGCACTGGGACGACCTCGAAGACTGGCTGTGCGAGGAGTACGGCGTGAAAGAATTGAAAGGTCTTGTTATGGATGCCCTGCCCAAACATGGCGGCTGGGTAGACTCTGAAAAATAAAATTATTAGTCATAAATTTAAAACAATCAATATGATGGACACAGCAAACATAAAGTTTAATCGAGTTGTAGCAAAGAACAACTTTAAGTTCTCCGACATGGAAGAACTGAAAACAGCGGTCGAGAAGTCTATCCTCGGCGAAACCGGCTTGATAGTCGCCGGCACGGAAAAGAAAGCGAAGGAGATTTTGACCCCGGACGGCACGCTTGAAATACAAAAGAGCGTCGCAGGCGAGGCGATAGCCTTCCTCTCTGACGAAACCGCCGTTAATGTGAGGCTCATACAGCTCAACGCACACGGTTTATTCAAGTTCGTTTACGTTTTAAAGGTTAGGTCGCTATAACACAATGAGCAAGGAAAGATTTGTACTCCAGCCGTCCAAGGAGATGCAGGACGGCTGGGTAGCCACCGACACGGAGAACGGCATCGTGCTGCGCTTCGAGAACCACAAACTTGAACAAACACTGCGCTGCACGCCGCTCCTCACAGACGGACGCGAGCCGACCGCAATCGAGCTTGCAACCGCAATCAGAGAGCTGCTTGACTGGCTGCGAGAAGAACATAAGGATAAGGTATTCTGATACCATTTTATGCGGTCGCATAACACGCATTTTATATTGCCTGAATAAGCATGAAATCTCGTTTGTGCAGCGATGTGCAGGCGGGATTTTTTATGCTCCAAAAACCACCGAAAATATGCCAAATTATGCGATCGCATAAGTCGCATAAAGCATGGTATTTTATATATAATTTTTATCGTTGTAAACGCTTGATTATCAATGTGTTTAACCAACTTTATGCGACCGCATGCAATCGCATCTATTATATATTATATATATAGTATATATTCATACTAACGTATTCATATATCCTATACACATAATATATAATTTTTCTCTTCCAAAGAGAGAGCGATTTTTGTGGGTTGGAATTGGGTGTTGGAATGGTCGTCGAGAGGCTACGCCTTGTCGCTGTTGACGTAATCAATAATCTTGCGAACGGCATCATCAATGCGTTTCGTGTTGTAGGCGATGTAATGGCTTGTCACGTCAGCCCAGGAGTGCCCGAGGCAAAGAGCAATAGTCTCGCGAGGTATCTCAAGTTCCGCGCCGATTGAGGCGAACGTGTAACGTGCGGTGTACACCGTAAGGTTGTCAACGATGGGTTTGTATCGAGCTGAAGGTCTGCCAGGCCCGTGTGTGCGCTTGACAACCTCCCTTGTGCCTATCTTTTTCAACCCTGCATACCAGTTGCGATAATAGCTGAGATATGAAGCATTTTTGTCAAGCGGTGAGAGTAGCCAGTTTCTGCCTTTGTATCGTCGAATAATCTCCATTGCTTCAGGAGGCGCGGGTATATTATAGAGCTTACCCGTCTTCCTGCGCCGGTACCTTATACGCCCGTTCTGTAAGTTCTCGTCTTTAAGAGTCAGGAGGTCGGCAGGGTTGATGCCACACAGATAAAATGTCAGCATAAACAAGTCCCGATACATGGCCCTGCGGTTATTGAGCGGATAATCACGTATGGCTCGAAGCTGTTCTACGCTGATATTGTTGATAGGCGTTTTCTCTGTTTTGATTTTGTACCTCCTGAACGGATAGTTGTTTGTCAGTTCGTTGTCGAGTGCCCAATTAAATACGCTCCGTATTCTGTACAGAATTAAAGCCTTGTAGTTTACGCTTGCCGCGCGTTCGTCCATGTGACGCGCCAATTTGTCAAGCCATGACTTATCAACAGAGGCGAGTATAGCCTTGTTGTCAAATTCCTCAACTATGGCGGCTGCTTGAAGGTATCCTTTTTTTGTGCTTTCTTTTTTCTGTGCTGCACATTTGCGGATGTAGTCGGACAGTGTTAGCTTGGATTTTGGCTCCCTGCCCGTAATGAGAGTGCGCAATCCTTCCTTTAGGCGTTCATATTCCATGCCTTCATGTTCGAGGAGAAATTTGTCGATGCTGTCTATGATACGCACAAGTCGTTTTGTCTTCGCCTTTGAGTTCGGCTCGTTCTGTGCGAACGAAACGCCGTTTACTGGATACTTCGCCATGATGCCTGTGCTCACGGTGAACTCCTTTCGGTTGTCGCGGAAAATGACAGACACGGGTATGAGTCCGTTTTCGTTCCGCTTGCTCTCCTTAGTGCTGATAAAATACTTCATAATAACGCTTGTTTTGTTTTAATTCTGCTTAAAAAGTCCACTAAAAAGTCCACCTAACACCACCCCAAAACCCCTAAAAACGCATTTTGAGAGCTGTTTTTAATTGCTAATATCGACCTGCTACTTTCTGCTTTCCCTTGCGTAATTTGCTGTTATTCAATACATTTGCGATAGAATTGCGGTTGTTAAGAAATTTTTGCGACAACACTTCTGTTTA